CGGGGATGATCCGGTCGTCGATCATTGGCCGGCGGCCTTGGCGCGGTCGTCGTTCACGCGGTCGTAGATGCCCAGGGCCTGGGAGACCATCGCGGCCTCAATCTCCGCCGACTGCTCGAGCGTCGCGCCCATGGCCAGGCAGAGCGCCGCCGCGCGGGCCACGGCGTCGTAGTAGGCCGGTAGGTTGATCGTCTTGAGCTTGGTGTACATCGCGTCGCGTCGGGCGCGCGCGGTCTTGTCCTTGGTCGGCATCAGTCCTCCGGAATCGGGCCGCTCGGGACCCAGTGTCGTCGCGCGACGTCGTAGGCCGCCTCGGTGGCCGCCGTCCAGGGCACCGTCGCGCTGTAGACGCGAACGACGTGTTCAAATTCCCAGCCCTGGGCCTCCTCGGGCCGGAGCACGATCACGTACTCGCGCCCGTCGACGGTCCAGTACCGCCGGTTCTGGGGGGCCATCTTCGCCAGGGGCCGGCCGTAGAAGTACGCTTCGCCGGCGGCCAGGGTCGGCGCCACAATCGCGATGGGCTTGCGCGGCGCCACCACCTCAGCTCCTCCCAGATTTGCACGCCGCGCGGCCCTGGGCTTTCACCAGGTTTCCGGTCCTACCGTGGGGACTCCAGCGCGCGCCGGTCCTCCGCGGGTTCGGCGTCCACAGCCCACCGCCAGTCCATGAGCAACAACCCATTACGACCCTCACCAGACGCGCGCGTTCCAGCCGGCCTTGGCCAACCGATCCACGTCGCGCCGGCGTTCTAGGGCCAGCGATTTCCTGCGCCCGAGTGTCCACCATCCCCACATGGCGACGAGCGGATCGTAACAACCGGTCCGCCCGCGGCGGGCTTTCCGTGCCCGCTTTCTAGCCCCTCGTTCGCGCCGCCCTGGTCTCTTGCGTCTCATAGAGTGCGGTTAGCCTGGCCTACTGCGCGGGACCCGTCATTGCTGACGGTCGCCGCGCGGCGTGCAACTCAGCGCGGCTCCTCCGCGCGTAACTCCTCGGTCGACTGCTCGGCCCGCGCTTCGCGCCGCGCCCGGCCGAGCCACAACTCGAAAGCGTGAAGGGTCTCCGGCTCCAGCACGATCCGATTGGTCGTCTGGATCCCGTCCTCCGTCGTGAGCACGACGCCGCCGGCCTCGTCGACCACCACGTACACGCCGTCGCCCAGGTAGTCCTTGCTAAAACGGCGTCGCATCCTCTTCCTCCTCGGGCGGGGCCGTGTCGTCGGCCATCTGACTGGCGCGCGTGTAGGTCGACGGGACGGCCAGCTTTTTCTTATCCTTCGGGAGCGGCATCATCACCAGGACCTCGGCGTACGTTTCGCCGCGCCGGTCCCGGTGCCCGATGTTCGCCAGCGCGTTCACCCCGATCAACCGCTCCAGGTCGAACGTCGCCGCGTCCTCCTCGCTGATGGGCTTGCCGCGCCACATATTCAGGTCGCGCCGCAGGCTGCTCCGCTCGTGCAGCGAGTAGGTGTACCGCTTCGTGAGGAGGAACATCTGGCCGTTCGGGGCCGTGTGTTCCGAGAGCCACCGGAGCTGGACTTTGTGCTTGACCTTGGGATGGCCGCCCCAGGTGTCGGTCACCATCCCCAGGTCCACCACGTCGCAGCAGACAATCCGTTGCACGCCTTCGGGACACAGCGCGCGCCGGCCGTCCTCGCTCCGGGGTCCGCCGGTGCTCTTCCCAGTGCCGGGAATCATCGCCATCAGCGTTCGTACCTCCGTCGCGTGCGCCCGCAGGCCAGGCAAATGTCGACGACGTCGTGCGGCCAGTGCCGGTACGCCAGCAAGACCCACCGGTGCCGGCGCAGCCGCACCCAGCAGGCCCGGGGCCAGATCGTTCGCGACCAGACCATCAGGCCGGCTCCCAGGTCACAATCAGCGTGCCGTCCGACGTGTGGGCCGCGTGCGATCCGTCGTGGCCGAGCGGCCGCGTGCAGCAGTACGGCGCGACCGGCATCGGCGCACTACGCGCGCCACACGACACGATCCCCGGCGCCGCCATCTGGTGGGCCAGTCGTTCACCGAGCGAGGAAGCCGCGGGCCAGAAGGCCGGCGGCGGCGTCGCGTCGCCCGTCAGCTCCGGGTGGCGCGCGTAGTACTCGTCGAGCGCCTTGAGCTCACAGGCCGGACAGACCCACGGGCCGGCCGGCAACGGGCAATGCTCGGCATCGATCCGGCAGGTGAGGACATTCCCGCAGCGGCAGACGTGGTGATGGGTGCCCGGTCGACGGGGCGGCAAGTCTCGAGGGTCCATGCGACTCCTGAGTGAGTGTGACCCGGGCGGGGGAAAGGCCCGCACCGCTTCACTCGGGAGAGTGTGCGCCCGCACCGCTTCCCCTGTCAAGGGGAAAACGGCGCGGGTGAGTGTGGTGGCCTAGTTTTCGTCGCCGGCGTCCGACCAGGCCGGGTCGACGTCTCGAGGCAGGCCCTGGTCCACCTGGTCGCGCGTCAGCCCGGACCCGTGGTAGCCGCCGCGCCGCGTGCCCACGCGCAGCCAGCGCGCATCCAGCCCCTGGGCGCGCCGCTCCCAGCGTTTGGTGAGTCTCGTGAGGTTCGCCCGCTCGTGCTTGTCCCAGCCGCCGACGATGCCGTGTTGCATCAGCAGGGGGATCGACGCGTGGAGCCAGGTGTCGCAGGCCAGCCAGTATTCGCGCGCCGCTGCCTCGCTGAGTATCGTCGGTTCGGCCGGCAGCAAGCGGTAGAACCGCGCCGAGTGCAACGGGCGCTTCACGCCGGGCCGTCGCGCCGGCAGGGCCGGCCGCGCGTCGCGCCAGGGGTTCCGCCGGGCCCCGCTCACTGGGCCCCCGGACGCGTGTCGTCCTCGGCGCGTAGCTGCTGTTCGACCTCCACGATCAGGTCGACCTCGGTCACTTCGTACCGTCGCGGCATGTCGGCGAAGAACGTCACGATCCGGGGCACGACAGCCACCAGGCGCGCCGGCTCGGCCTCGCGCAGCACGCGCGCCACCGCTTCGCCGATCCACTCCCGGCCGCGCCGTTCCACTGTCAGATTGATCAAGGCCTTCATCGGTCCTCCTTGGGCTCGTCCGGGGCCGCCGGACACGGGCCCCCGCAATCGGGGCAATGCCGGCCGCCGCAGTCCTCGCAGGCCGGGACGTTCGCTGGGTCGTCCCAGCAGGTCTGGCAGTCGTAGCACGCCGCGGGGTAGGTCCCCTGGGCCCGGCCGCAGCTCGGGCAATCTGGCGCGCCGCACATACACGGCATGGTTGCTACCCTCCTAGCGGGGTTCTCCTGGCGTGTCGATCACCACGTAGAGCGCCAGCCAGCGCAGCGCGAACCGGCCCGGCCGGCGCGTCCAGCCCGGTCGCCAGTACCAGGGGTACGAGAACCGGTCCCACTCCACACGGATCGTCTTCATGGGGCCTCCTGGCTGAACAGCCGGCGCGCGTTCAGCGCGTCCGCTTGTCCCTGGGCGGCCTCGGCCGTCTTGTGCTGGCCGATGATGTCGCGGGCCTCCGCGTCGACGACGTACCACCAGCCGCTCCCCGGCAGGACGGTATAGACCGGCCAGGTCGGCGAGTCTCGTCTGGGGAACAGAATGACCTTAGCCACGGATCCTCACCTTCTCCCGGCCGTCCAGCGGCTCGCCAGGTTGTCACGCCAGTCCGGTTGATCGTCCTTGGCGTCGACGGTTAGCTCGGTCGTGTCGAAGTACAGGCCGGCAATCCGCTCGCGAACCGCCTCGATAAAGGCGTCGTGCTCGCCAGACGGGCCCCCAGGATGGGCCAGGTCCTCGTCGGGGTAGCAATCGCGGATCTGGGCAATGACGGCGCCGCGGGACGTCCCCAACAGGACGAAGGGGACTTCTTGGGTTCGGTCGTCAACAATCGCAACGTGTAGACGGACGCGCATCGGGTTCGCTCCTTTTGGGTTAGTGAGTACAGAGGCCGCGGTAATTCGGGCCGTGACTGCGTTCGCACTCCGGGCACGCCGCCGGCGCCAGGTCCTCCGCGTCGACGTCTTCCGGATCGCGCACGACGTACCCCGCGCGCCGGAGAATGGCCGCGATGGTATCGAGCGTGTCGGGGCTCCACTCCTGGCCATCCAGCGCGCGCGCAATCTCCGCCAGCGCGCCGGCGCGCGCGTGTTGCTGGGCCGCCAGGATCCGGTCCCGGATCCGATGGCAATTCCCGCAGGTCACTTTCGACCAGTCGGCAATGACGTACTGCTCCTGCTCGGTCCGGCTTGCCATGCCGGCTTGACAGACGGCCGGGCCCATCTCCAGGCGCGCGCCGCTCTCCACGGGAGAGGCCCCCGAGTGAAAGTGCCACACGGGCCCGTCCGCGCGCCGGCGCCTCGCGGGGGCCGGGCCGGTGAACTGATAGCCACACGTCAGGCACCGCCGGGTCCCGGCGCGCCGATTGATCGTGTAGGACGTCGGGTGCTGGCAGGGCGCGCCGATCACAAGGCACCCCCGCAATGCGGGCACGCGCGCCGCTTGGCGACCGGTTTGCTGTCCGGGCACGGCCCCAGCACGTACGCTTCGCCCGCCAGCCAGGCCCGGACGCAATCGCGGAGATGCTCGGCGTACTCCCGCGCGCGCGGGGTTTCTTTCCGGCCTTCGACCTCGTTCAACAGCCACCAGTACCGCTGCGTCAGGTCCGCCGGCAACGGCACCGCGCGCCCCTCGCGCAGCGCGAACAGGCAATCGCCGGCCACGGTTCGCGCCTTGTACCACGCGCGCGCGTCGGTTTCGTTCAGGTCCGCCGGCGCCTTGGGGCCCACGTACGGCGGCCGGCCCGGATCGTCGTCTTCCGGGCATCCGGGCACGACAGCATCCGGGCTGACAAGTACCTCGGGCTCGGACGCGTGAGTTTCGTTGAGTGAGTGAGTATCGTCGGGCTCGGGCTCGGCCTCGCGCACCGGCTCGGCCGGCTCGGCCGGGGCCAGGCAGGCCTCGGGTTCGGGGGCCCGGTCGGGGGCCAGGTCGACGTCGACGGGGGCCGGCGCCGCCACGGGCTGGGCCGGGACGGCGGACGGGTCTAGCAGGGCCAACACGGCATTGATCGCGTACATGGTCGGGTACTCCCTTGGAAGGGCCGCCGGGTCTAGGCTGGAAGGGCCCAGACCCGGCGGCCAGGTTGCCGATTAGAACGGGTCGACGGTGGCGGCCAGCCCGGCCACGGGGGCCGGCGCCGGCGCCACCATGGGCCCGGGCACGGTCGCGATCACGGTCGACCCGTAGGACACCGTCAGCCGGTCCGGCGCCGGGTCGACGTCGACGGGGGCCGGCGCCACGGGCTGGGCCGCCGGCGCGTCGTACGCGTCCGCATAGGCCGCCAGGATGGCGCGCCGGATCGGTTCCTGGGCCAAGCTATCGGCCACGGGCCGCAGTAACGCGTAGGATCGGCGCCCGCCATTCACCGTGTACTGGCGCGCCGGCATGGTGACGTTGCGGCCGCCGTTGCGCCGTTCCCAGACTCCGAACCCGGCCAGCTTGAGGCCGGCCAGGGGGCCGGCGCCGGCGCCGAAGTGTATTTCTGCGTCCGCCAGCTTGCCGGCCGGGCCGCCACTATCCGTTACAAACTTGATCGTCAGCATGATCGCTCCAATGCCGGCGCCAGGGCCGGCGGAAAACGTGCCCCCTAGAACGGATCGTCTGTGGCCGGCCGGGACACCTGCAGGGCCGCCGGCGCCGCCGGGCCCACGGGGGCCGGGACGCGCGGCACCTTGCCGGACGGGGGCCCGATGTCCTCCGGCGCCGGCGCGTCAATCGTGACGCGCGCGGCCTCCGTCAGCCGGGCCCAACACGTATCGACCAGGTCCGCCACACGGGCCCGGGCCCGGACCGCGGCCCCCAGGATGCGCCGGGCCTCCTGGAGACGTTCCCGGGCCGCGTCTGAGATGTCCGGAATGGCCACGGCCGCCACGGACGCATGTTCGGCGATGGCCAGGTCCTCGTCTGAGAAGTACCCCGTACCGTACGGATCGGCGACTAGGGCCAGGAAGACGCGCCGGCCCCAGACCGCGGCGTGCTCTCCGGGCTGACGGACGGGCACCGTCTCCGGAGTAAGAAACGTCGACATTGGACTATCCTCCCGGCCCGGGCCAGCGTGGAAGGCGCCAGCCCGGGCCCACTTGGAAACGGACTACCGAATCAATTCCGCGCGGATACACTCCGCGCGCGTGCGATGCGCCGGCCGGGCGTCGACGTCCCGGAGGACGGCCAACACGGCCAGGGCCAGGAGGCCGGCCAGGACGATCAAGGCCGGCCCCCGCGGTCTAGGGCCAGGAGCACGCGCGCGCATCGCGCCAGCTCGCGACCGTACCGCCGTGACAGTAGATCATGGTCGAACGAAGGCCGGCCCGGCCGGCCCAGCGATTGCACCTGGCGGACGATGCGCGCGGCCTCCCGGGTGACGGACCGGTGTAGGTCCGCCCGGGAGGCCGAGAACGTGTAGACGCGCGTCATACCTGGCCCCCAGGATCGGCCACGGCCTCTAACGGGTGCTCCGTGGCGCGCCGGAACCGTTTCAAGTAGCAGGATGTCCGCTCCAAAAGGCGCCGGCATTGGGGGCACCGGGCCAGCCGGAGTAACGGCCGGCCGGCCCACTGGTAGTACAGCTTGCATCGCGTGCACTTGCCCTGCGTCACCCGGGCCGCCATCTAGGCCGCCACCAATTGACGCGCCGCAACCAGGGCCCGGGCCTTGACGTCGTTATAGCCCCCGAACAAGGCCGAAGACTGGGCCGCCTTGCGCGCGTTGTCGGTTTTCGCCTCCGCCGGCCGGACATGGTCGAAGTACTCCGTCACGGCATTCCACACGGCCCATGGCGTGGTGTTCCCGTCCGCCGTCGACCCGGCCAGGTCCGCGCCCTTCCCCAGCCACACTAACTGGGAAATCGTCTGGCGCCGGGCCTTGAGGATCGGCGACACAATCGGCGCGCCGGTCTTGACGTCCGTCTCCGTCGACGGGAATACCGTTTGAATGTAGCGCGCGACGTCCGCCGGCCCGATGATGCGGTTCCGGAGACTGGCGAAGGTTTCCCCGGTCTTGATCGCGGCCTCCGTCAGCCCGGACAGCACGGCCTCCGCATCGTGCAAGCGTTCGGCCGCGTTCGCGCGATGCATGACGCGCGCGACCGATCCGGCCTTGCCGAGCAGGTCCGCCAGGGCCGCGTTGTACGTGTTCTGGCAGACCACGCGGATCAGCGTCAGGTCGACCAGGTACGACAGATTGCCAGTGTGCCCCCAGCGCAGGAACGCGTAGCCCTTGACGGTGTCCCCGGTGCCCCCGACATCGATCAAGGCGTCCGGCATTTGGACCAGGGCCCAGCATTCCGACCCGTTCCCTAACGCGCCGGCCGTGGCCACCTGGCACCCCAGCCGGGTCACCATGTCCTCTAGCGTCCGCATGGCGTCCTCGTTTTGGATCACGGTGTAGTCCGGGCCCACCGAGGACAAGTAGACGGGCCCGGCGGCCGAGGACCGCAGGACCGCTTGCGTGTCCTTCACCGTCACCCAGCCGGACGGGCTGGGGTACCCCATGGGGGCCAGGGAAACTTGCCAGTCAAGGCCGGCGGCCTTCCGGACCGCGTCGACGTCCCGGGCCATCTCCGGGGTAATTTTGGTGCCCAGCCCGTGCCATGGCGTCTGGCCCAGATAGGCAATGCTCACGCGTCCGTCAATTTCCGCAAGGTTTGCAGGCATTTGGAAGACTCCTAAACGACAGATTCGGCCCCCGTTCCGGACTAGCGTGGAAGGCGCTAGACCGCGGGGGCCTTGTCATTCTGAGGCCGGCCGCCGGCCCGTGTCAAGTACCGCGATTGTCAGATTGTCGCAAGATGGCGCGCGCGTGAGCCTTGCAGGTTCGGTGCCAGCCAGCCCGGCGCGCCCCGACGATCAAGCCCGTCCCGGCCCGGCCTTAGACCGCGGACCGGTCCGGCCCCAGCCCGGCCTCAGCCCGTCCCCGTCCCCCAGCCCGGCAAGTCTTTTCCGGGCCGCCCCGGGCCGGTACGGGCATTGTAGGCCGTTCCCGGGCCGTGTCAAGGGGAATCGGTCCGCCCGGCCCGGACACGGGCCGCCACGGCCCGGCCGGCCCGGCCTCCCGGGCCCGGCCACGGCCCGGCCCCGGGCCGGGGGAGGCCCCCGCGCGGCCCGGCCCGGTCCGGTCGGGGGGTCGGCCCGGGAGATTTTACGGTCCGAGGTCGGGAATGGCCGGACCGAGTGCGGGCCGGGCGGGCCGTAGTCAGGACCGGGCACGGGCCGGCGCAGGCCTGGCGCGGCGGGGCGAATCAGGCTGCTGGCGGCCTGGACGCAGGCCGGGGCGACGATCGTCGTTCCTGGGGCCTTCTGGCGGGTTCTGTGTTATGAGCCGTTGCAGCCTCGAGCGCAGCGAGAGTGCTCTCGGCCCGGTGGGGGCAATGACCGCGAAATTTTCACGGGGAGGGTGGACACGGACGGGGCCGGTCCGGTAGGATGCATTCGGGCCGAGACAGGCCGCGGGCCGAGCAATCAGGCCGCGGAACCTTTCGGACCGAGGCGCGGACGCGGGCGGGCCCTTGAGGCCGACGCGGACCGTGAACGTCTCCGCCCGAGACTCCCGGGCCGGGTCGCGTTGGAAAGCGTCCCGTCCGTGCCTCAGTCCGTGGGCCCCCAGTTATGCGGCAGCTTGAGCTGTTGCACGCCGACGTCCCACCCGCCTCCCTCCCGGTGGTGATTCTCGTCCTGCGTGACGCCTATAAGAAATTCGGCCGGCCCCAGACCGACGGCGAGCGCCGCACGGTCGGGGCGTGGTGTCGCGCCGAAGTGGAACGGCGCTTGAAGGCCGAAGGGGCCGCGGCCGACCGGCCGGCGGCCGTGCGCGTCGCCTATGGGGAGCTCGCCAGCGCGGTCGCCGAATCGGGCGGCGTGCCGGATGAACCGGCCTTTTGACGCTTACCAGACGCGGACGACCCAGGCCCAGACGGCCCGGGCCCAGCGCGTCAGCCTAGAGCGCCACCGTGCGAAAGTTGGTGGGGACGCCGCACCCCGTCAGCGTCAACCCGACGACGACCGGCGTCCGGCCCGGCACGCGGACCGTGAAGCTGTGGCCGCCCTGCGCGGGCGGTTCGGTCGACCCGACGACCTCACTCACCGCGATCGTGCACGAGAACGGGCTCGAGAGATTCGCGACCGTGGGGCCGATTTGCCGCTCGGCGCCCCCATCGAAACTCACGAAATAGGGCCCCGCTTGCGCGGCGGCTAGGTCCGAGGCCGGTTGGTCCCAGGCGACGGCGGTGGTGGCGTAGTCAGCGGCGGCGACGTTGAGATTGTCCATGGGCGCGGGAGGATACCGGGTCGGCGTCCGCCCGTCAACACAGCCGGACAACCTGGCGGCCAGCCCTTGCTCGAGCAAGCATCCCGATCACACTTCCGGGGCTTGACAAGCCGCGCCGACGGGCGCATTCTCTCGCGCGTATGAGCGACCCCGACCCCGTCTACAACCTCGAGCACAGCTCTCCGGACGATTTGCGTCGCCTGCGCGAGGCCATCGAAGTCGAATGGCACCGCCGCGGAGCGTTGTCGATCGAGGGGCCGTTCAAACCCGCGGAAACGGCGGCCGACGCGCTTTATAACCAGCGCGATAACCACCGCGTGACCCGCGGCGCCGGCGCGGCGACCATGCTCGGCGCGGGGCGCCTCAGCCCCCCGCCCACCAAGGCGCTCACACCCCAGGCGCCCATCCCCACGATTACGGCCCTGATTTCCACCCTCGGCCAAAACGCGCAGGAACTGTTCAGCCTCGTCAGTGAGCTAGAAGAGCGCCTGGCGTTCGTGATCGCCCCCTCGGGTCCGGGGCCGGAGCGGGACCGGATGCCGGCGAATACGGCCGTCGGTGAGGGGCTCTCGGCGCTCCATTACGACCTCGGGCAGCTCGCCACGCGCCTCCGGGCGCTCATTGAGCGGGTCGCCCTCTAGGCCCCCATGGCGGACGTCGTCTCGACTCCGGAGTCGCTCCCCGCCCCGCCCGACGCGGAGGCGCTTCGTGCGTTTACCGACGACGCGGCGCGGGAGAATCTCCGCCGGCGGCTCGACTACGTCAAAGACCTCCAGGCGAGCGTCCGCAATCGCGCCGGCCGCATCAAGAAAGCCAAATTCAAGGCCGCCGTGCTCGCGCTGCGGTGGGAAAAGTTCACGATCGCCCAGACGGCCGACATCCTCGGGGAGACGGTCGGCGCCGTGGAGTCCGCGCTCCGGTCGCTGCGCGACGCGGCGGAGCTCGACGACCACATCAAGACCATTGACCACGAAATTCTGCCGATTGCCGTCGATAATCTGGCGCGCGCGGTGCTCGACGGCAACGTCGGCGTCAGCGAGCGCATTGCGCGCGGCCGCGGCCTCCTCCGGACGTTCAAGCAAGTCGAAAGCTCGATCACCAAACGGACCATGAAGCTCACGATCGACGTCAAAATGACGGCCCCCGACGGGTCGCTGCTGTCGAACGTCGTGCGCGCGGGGACGATTGTCGGCGCCGCGGCCAACCCCACGGAATTCGACGAAACGGTCGGCGCGGCCCTGGAGGCGAAAAAGTAGGCCATGGAAAAAATCTTTCAAGTCGCCGTTGTGCTCATCGTCCTGTGGCTCGGCTGGGTCAGCATCGACCAGCTCCCCGGCCCACAGCCCGGCCCGGGCCCCATCAAACCGGCGCTCAAATTGCTCGCCGTAATCGCGGCCGCGTGGATGTGCCTGCGGATTGTGGGCCTGGCGTGAGCGCGCCGGCGTGGCCGACGACGGCCGAGATTATCCTCGGGAATCTTGGGCCGCGGCTGCCGTGGCGTGCGCGCGTCGCCCGCGCGCTGTGGTGGCCGATCTTGGTCCGGCGGTACTGGGTGGCCGGGCATAGCCTCCGCACCGCCTGCCGCTTCACGCAGTACGCGATCTGGCACGAGCCGCGCCGTGGGTGACGGGCGCGGGTTTGTGAGCCAGGCCCAACGGACGAAATGGCAACAGCTCGTCTCGGAGGGCCGCGTCACGCAGGCGCAGTTCGACGAGCGCGAGGCCGCCAGTCCGAAGAATCTCCCCCCGCGCGCCACGCCGCGGCCGCGGACCGTGGGGGCGTCCCGATCGGCCGCCACCGCTCGACCTTCTGCTGCGAGGTACTGACTGTGCATCGCTCCCCCCTGACCGAAATCGTCCCGCTCTTTGGGGCGGACGGCGGCTTTGTCGCCGATGCGATTGTCCCGATTCACACCGGCCCGCGCGCGTCGCTCGTCCTCTGGCGCGGCCGGTACTTTCACGCTGACGCGCACGGCTTTTACGTGGAGTGCCCGCCGCTCCACGCCGATAACGACGTGCCGATGCTCCACGCGACCGCATGACACCGCCGCGCGACTACCGCCGCCGGCTCGGCCATATCGCCGTCCAGGTCCGGGCGCATGACGCGCTCCCGTGGACGACGATCGACCGCACCGACAACCCGCGCGAGGCCGCCGGCCGCAGCCAGGGCCTGGCGCCGGCGCACCCGCACGTCCGCGTCGTCGATCGCCAGGGCCACGTCCGCATCGAATACGCCGAGGGGATCCGGCTCCAGTCGGCCGGCGCGCGCGAGCCCGAGGAAGAAACCTACCGCGAGCGGCAAACGCGGCGCGCGCAGCAAGCGGACGCCGAGCGCGCGCGGATTGACAGCCTGCGCGCGGCCCCGCCGGCGCGCGTCTATCGCACGGTCGTCGCCGACGGGCGGGAATTCGTGTCGATCTGGGATGGGAAAGGCGCGCTCCCGGGCGCGCGCATCCCGGGCGAGTGGTGACGCGCGTTCGGGTCACGGCGGCCCTGCTGCGGCCGGGCGACCGGATTGTGCTCCGCGTCGGCCCGGCCGGCACGCCGTTTCCGGTCGAAGTGATTCACACGACGGAGCGGATCGCGGAGGGGAAGATCGAAATCTTCGCGCTCCGCGAGGACGGCGCGACGAACGTGTACGATGTGGCCGCCACGGCGACGCTGGAAGCGGATCGCCCCGGCGCCTAGATGGCCCGCACGCGCCCCACTAATCCCGGCGAGCTCGTTGAGCTCAAATACAACCCCTACCTCTGGTCGTTCCTGGAAGCGCGGCGCGCGCGCGTCTGCCCGAACAATTGCCAGGCCGCCGACGGGACCCATCTCCGGTGGTCGATGCTCGAGCGGCTGACGTGCCCCCTCTGTGACGCGTACGGCCTGCGCGCGTTTTACCGGATGTTCATGCGCGCCGGCCGGCAGAGCGGCAAGACGCGCGGCGGCTCGCTCTCGGCCGTGGAAGAGGCGACCGTCCCGAACTCGATCGGGTGGTGTGTCGCGCCCACCGTGCCCGAGCTCGAGGACTACGTCATGCCGGCGTTCTTCGCGCAGCTCCCGCAGACCTGGTTCGAACAGTCGGACTGGAGCGAGGACCGCAAGACGCTCGTCTTGCCCAACGGCGCGCAGGTGGGCTTTCGATCGTTCGACGACCCGAACAAGGCCGTCGGCGCGACGCTCGATTGGCTCTGGCTCGACGAAGCGCGGAAAATGCAGGAGCTGGCCTGGCAGCTCGCGCGCGCGATGCTCGTCGTCAAAAACGGCGCCTGCTGGGTCACCTCGTCGCCCGACTGGGGCGAGGACTGGTGCCATCGCAATTTCTGGATTCCCGCGGCCGACGGCCATCCCGGGTTCTGGGCGGCCAGCTTCAAGACCATCGACAACCCCGTGATCAATCCGGCCATCATCGAACGCGACCGCGCGACGATGCCGCCCGAGCTCTTCCGCCGCGAGTACGAGGCGTCGATCGAATACCCGACGGGCACCATCTACGGGGACCTGGTCGACCGCTGCGTCGCCGACGACGACCAGATCCGCCGCTGGATTCCCGAGTGGCCGCACATCTCGACCAACCGCCCGCGGATTATCGCGCTCGACCCGGGCTCCGACCATCCGTTCGCGGCCACCGACATCGTGGCGACGCCCGCGGGCCTCGTGATCGCGCACGAATACGAACAGCGCCAGAAGCTCTTCAAGACCCACGCGTCCAGCATCCTCCAGCTCGTGACGCCGCTCGGCGGCGACGTGCGGTGGTGCATCGACCGATCGCAGAAACAGGCGGCGTACGAGCTGTCGCAGTACGGGATCTTCGCGCAGGGCGCCGAGAACGACGTCGACGCCGGCATTCAGCGCGTGTACGCCTGGCTGGCGAGCGGCCAGCTCCTCATCAGCCGGAAGAACTGCCCGCTGACCGCGCGCCGGCTCAAGGCGTACCGGTACGCGGAAGGCCAGGAAACGCGGCACGGCCTCACGAAACCTGAGCCCTACAAAAAAGACGACGACCTCTGTGACGCCGTCCGGTACGGGCTGATGACGTGGCCCGAGCTGCCGAAGAAAGGCCCGGCGCTTGAGGCCGCGGGCCCGCGTCAGCAGGCCGTCCTCACGCAGAAAGAACGCTGGGAGCTCGAGCTCAACAGCGACGCGCCGCTCTCGACCGATGGGCTGGTCCGCGTGACGGACAGCTTCGACCCGATCGACCCCGGGTACCGGCGCGTCGGCGACGGCGGCGTCGGCCAATTCTTCGACTGAACGCTTGACGATACGGCCGAGGCTCCGTAGACTGTCGGCCCATTACCGATGGGCTGGCGCCTGGTCCGCACGAAGGACTTCGACGAGCTCCGCGACGCGCTGAAAGCGGAACGCGCGCTGACGGCCACACTCCAGACCCACCTCCGCGAGATGGAACGCACGGCCGGCGATCTGAAAGCTGACGCGCGCGCGGCGCAAGCGACCCGGGACCAGGTGCTGATTCGCCTCAATCAGCTCGAGGCCGAACAAGCCCAGGTCCGCAGTCGCGAGAAGGGCATCAAGGCGGTCGCGCCGCTGCAGGTCACGAGCAATCAGCCGGCCATTCCCTCGGGAGGCACCGTGAGTTTTGAAGACGTGGGCGACGAACGCGCGGCCGAGCTCAAGGCCGCCGGGCTCCTGCACGACGTCGACGAAAACGACGGCGTCGGCGGGATGGACGCGCTCGAGGCGCGGGTCCCGCTCTAACGCATGTTTCCCCCCGGCTCGGATTCACAGGCTCCCCTGGGCGGCGCGGCCGGCATGTTAGCCGGCCTGACGATGCGCTCGCCGATGATGCAGTCGGCGCCGATGCAGCTCCGGCCCGTCCCGGGCCAGGACCAGGCCGAGAACCCGTTCTACGCCGCGCTGGCCGCCGGCGACAAGACCGCCGAACAGACCTTCCGCAAGGTCTACCAGGACGTCCGCCAGGCCTCGCTCGAGGGCCGCTCGCTGCTCGAAAAATCCTGGTGGGAAAAGCTGCTGTACGTCAACGACCGCCAGTGGATCGTCTACACGGCGCGGAACGGCTGGGTCGACAAGCGCCTGGAACGCTGGATTCCCCGGCCCGTGACGAACATTTGCGCGCCGACCGTCGAAACGATTCGCGCGATGCTCTCCGGCTCGCAGCCCTCCGCGCGGTGTCGCCCGAACGGGCCCGACCCCATCAACGCGACGACGGCCGGCATTGTCGACCAGCTCGGCCCGGTGATGCAGGAAGAGCACGAGATGGCGCGCGTCTATTTCGAGGCCGATTGGTGGGCCCCGACGCTCGGCTGCCTCTGGCTCCATCCCCACTGGGACCGCGACGACGTCACGAACAAGGAATTCGTCCAGGCGATGCAATGCCCGAGCTGCCAGTACCTGGCGCACCCGCTCGACCTGGCGCCCCAGGGCGACCTGGAGGCCTGCCCCCAGTGCGGCGGGGAGACGGCGGCGTTCCGGCTCGCGGAAGACGCCGGCGGCAAGGTGGGAAGCTGGGAAGTGATCGGGAAGGGTGTGACAGACGTGGTCACACCGCTCGAAATCCTGATTCCGACCTACTTCCAACGATGGCCGGACGTGACCGAGCTCATTCGCCTGCGGTGGCGGCCGATTAACTACTACGACGGCCGGCCGTACCGGAACGAAATCCGCGGCACGACCCAGCCCCAGGACAATTCGCTGGCGATGTACCGCTCGCTCGCGACCATGACCGGGGCCACCAAGGGCGTGGCGGCGGGGACCCAGATCCAACAGTCGAAAGTCGAAGGCGTGGTGGAGGCCGAGCTCTGGAAAAAGCCGTCCGCGGAGTACCCGCAAGGGCTCTGGGGACGCCTGGTCGGCGGCACCAACGGGAATGCCTTCCTCATCAACGACCCGGAGCGCGGGATCGTGCCCGGGCCGCTGCCGTACGTCGATCGCGTGGAGAAAAAGCCGCTCTGGCCGTGGGCGTACTACCCGTACCGGTACTCCGGCGGGAAGCTCTTCCCCGAGGGCGCGCTCCTGGGCCTCATCCAGAAGCAAAACGCCATCAATCGCAACGATTCGATGGTCGAACTCGCCATGCAGCGCATGGCCAACCCGATTTGGCTCGAGCCGAAGGGCGCCGAAGTGCAACGGCTGACCGGCGAGCCCGGGATCGTGGTCCGGTACTCGACTGTAGCGGGCACGACGGCCAAACCGGAGCGCCTGGAGGGCCTCAATCCGCCGCAGGCCTTCTTCACGCTCCGCGCGCAGCACTTCGAAGACGCCGAACGGCTCGCCGGCACGCGCGACGTGCTCAAAGGGCAGACCCCGACGGGCGTCGAAGCGTTTTCGGCGCTCAACCTACTCGTCGAACAGTCGCAGAAGGGCTTTACGTCGCTCTTCAAGCAACGCGGCGAGGCTCATCGGGTCTGTTTCGAGCTCCAGGTGTTGCTCGAGCGGTCGTACGGGCCCCAGACGCGCATTCGGGCCGTGGCGGGGAAGAACAACAATTACACGTTCCTCACGTTCAACCGCCAACAGCTCGACGGGTCGGTGTCGATCATCATCGAAGACGGATCGGAGACGCCCAAGACGGCCCTGGGACGCCGCGCGGCGTATTCGGACGCGAACAACCTCGGCGTCTTCAAAATGCCGCCCGCGCAGCAGTACAAGGCGCTCGATCAGCTCGGAATTCCCGACGCGGCGCCGGCGCTCGACGTGCACACGCGCGCGGCCATCAACGAGCAGGAGCAATACCTCGACTGGGTCAAGGGCGGCCGGACAGGCAACAAGGGCGTCAACCCGCTCCGCGTCGACGCCTGGCAGAATCACCCGATCCACATCGAACAGCTCGATTTGTGGGCCAATAGCGACGAAATCCGGCAAATGACGCTCCTGGACCCGGACGTGAGCCAGGACATCCTGAAACACCGCGTGGAGCACGTCGCGGCGACCACGAACATCTTCGGGATCCCCACCGGCCAGGCCGGCATGGCCCCAGGAGCGGGGGCGCCGATGGGCGCCAGGCCGCCTGGACCGGGGGGATCCGCACCCGCGCCGGCCGGGCCGCAACCGCCCCAGCCGGTCGGCGCCGATCGCGCCATGATGAATTCGAACCGCGAGTCCGGCCATCCGGACACGCTGCCGGGCCACCCGAACAACAACGGCGCCGGCAACATGGGCGCGCCGGCCTAGAGTTGGACCCTCGGGTCCAAATTGTCCCTCCCGGGCCAAATTTGACGTTACGGGTCACAGTCCCGTAATCTCTCGCGCCAGATCCCGCGCTGGAACCAGACCAGCACAACAAAAGGGAAGGATCACGATGCGAAAGGCCCTGTTTTACCTCTGCTACGCGCCCGAAGGCGCACCGTCTGGCGGCGGCCCCGCCGGCGCTCCCGACCCGAGCCCGTCACCTGCACCCGCACCCGCCGCACCGGCGCCGTCCGGTGGAGGGGCGCCTGGCCCGAGTGGGACGCCTGGAGGACCAGCCTCGCCGGCGTTTACCTACCCCGAAGATCGGGGCGATTGGATTCCGCCACACCGTTTCAAGGAACACCGTCAGCAGCTCGAGCGGTTGCAGCGCCAGTACGACATCGAACGCGCGCGCGTGCGGTCGCTCGCGGGATTCGAGCCGGAAACCCGGCGCGACCCGGCCCAGGAACAGCTCCGGAATGCATTTTCCGAAGTGATGCCGGAGCTCAAGCTGTTGAGTAATCCCAATCTCCAGAAAGTGCTCGAGCTCGCCGAATCTGGCCAGCTCGACCAGGTGCTGGGATTGGAGCGCGCGTACTGGGGCCGGCAGGCCCACAGCTACGGGCGTCAGCTCGTCGACACCTACGCGAAGGCGATCGAAGTCGACGCGAAGACCCTCCCCCCAACGACGATGCGCCGCATGGCCTCGTTGTTCCAGCAATTCGTGGGGGAGGACCCGACGGGCGAACGGGTGACGCGGTACGAGAACGAAGATCCGAGCCTGTTGTCCGAATTCGTCAACGACATCACTGGGGTCTTCATCGAACCGCAGCGACGCGCCGCCGTGACCGCGGCGGCCGCCACCGTGGAAGGCAATCGCCGGCTGCCGCAACAGGGTCCGCGCGGGGGCGTCCCGCCGCCGACTCCACAGCCGAAACTCGGGGCCAAAGAACGCCGCGAAGCTGCACGCGAATTCGTGCGGCAGAAGGCCGGCCAGTAGGCCGGCCGTTTCGAGGTACCTGACCTATGCGTTATCCGACCCGTTACCAGACCCCCGCCTCCCGCTGGGACTGGTTGACGTCTCCCTGGTTCCGTGTCGCGCTCGCCGCCCTCGCCCTGGTCGTCTTTGCCTGCAAGGGCAATCACGCGGCCGGCGCCGGCGTTGCGATGCTGGCCCTCACGACCGACGGCGGCACGGCCACGATCGACGGCCTGCTCCGCGAGTTCTACGACGACGAGTTCATCGCGGAAGGCGTGAACAACAAAAACCCGCTCAAGGACGTCATCGAAGACAAGCTGATGGAGAAGACCTACGGCGGGCGCCACGTCGTGTACCCGTTCCACACCGCCCGCAACCGGTCGCCGTTTGCCTCCGCTGAGTACGGCCTGTTTGCCGAGGCCGACGTCCAGACCGTGATCCAGGTCGTCGTGGAAGCGCGAAAGATGATGGCCCGGACCATCCTGACGCCGGAAGCGATCGCGGACTCCGCGCGCTCGGAAATGGCGTTCGAAGACGCGGAAGAATTGAACTTCACGAAGATGATCGACGACCTGGCGCGGCGCGACGAGCTCTTTACGTCGTACTCGGGTCGCGGCACCCTCGCGCTGATCAACACCGCGACCCCGAACGCCTCGTCGACGATGGCCGTCGACGCGCCGGCGGGCATCACCGGATCCGTCTTCGGAAACCGGTTCTTCCAGTCGGGGACCTATGTCGGCGCCATCAACCCGGCGACCGGCGGCCTCCGCGCGACGATCCGCAAGGTGCTCTCGCTCTCGAGCGACGGCAATTCGATCGCCATGGACGACGTCGGCGGCGCGACCTGGGCCGAGAACGACATCTTGGTCAAGGCCGCTAACGCCAACGTCACCGACGCGATCAACACCGAGTACGAAAACTGGTGGTGGGGGATGCTCGGCATCTTCGACGACGGCACGTATCGCGCCGACTACGGCGGCATCGACCGCACCGTGATCGACAACGCGAACACGTACGTCAACCCGTCGACGGGCACCCTCTCGATCGACACGCTGCAGATGCTGGCCGACGCCATGGACACCCGCTGCGGCGGGATCACGTCCCTGATGCTCTGCCACAACAGCGTTCGCCGGCTCGTGATCAAGCTCACCCAGCCGGACCGCCGGTACATGGGCGAGAGCCTGAGCAAGCCGGACCCGGGCACGGTCGCATTCAAACAGGGCGACATCACGATCGGCGAAGTGCCCATCAAGGCGATCCGGGACTTCGCGTTCGGGACGCTGCTCGGCATCGACGTCGAAGGATCGAAGCTGCGCCGCTACGTGTCCACGAAGGGCGAATGGGTCCGGTGGAAGGACGGCGACATCGCGAAGCCGGTCGGCATCGGCGCCGACGCGCGCGACGCGTTCGAAGCGTGGTACCGGATGCGGTACCAGAACTGGGCGAAGGAGCCGGCGTACGCGTGGCGTGCGGACGGCATCACCGGCGCGACGATCCCGATCGTCCGGCCGCTGGGCGACCAGTAAACAGACCGACCGCGGGGCGTTGCTGAAACTCGTGCCCGCGGAATGGTGAACGGTGGGGGCCGGCGTACCCGACGGGGGCGCCGGCTCCCGTATTTGGAGGCCAGATCATGGGATTTCTCGGCGATATGCTCAACGGCGGCCGACGTCGGACCCTGGGGATCGACGTCAGCCGGCAGATCGAAGTCATCAACCGCACGTCGCGCCGGCTGACGGCTACCGTCGACGGCCGCACCTTCACGCTCGAGCCCGGGAAAAACATGCTGCCGTCGGTCGCGGTGGTCTACGCGATCCGCCAGAACCCGCGCTGGGGCACGTTCGACGAAAGCGGCTTGACGGGCGAGTCGTTGATCGCCGTCCCCGGCTTCACGCCCGAGAGCGAATGCGGGATGATCGAGCCGAGCAAGGAACACAAGGGCAAGGAGCGGTTTGACCGCGACGCGAACCCGCTCCAGGGCCCGCACCAGACGATCACGCTGCCCAAGCGCGCCCGGCCGGACGAACAGCTTGACCTCAGCCAGGAGAAGAGCGCGATTGAAGTGGCCAACGACAGCGCGGAGACGTTCCGGCTGCCCCCGACCCAGTGAACACGACGTACCTGGACCTGCCGTCCCCGTTCGGCCTGGCGAAGCTCTCGGACAGCTTCTGCAAGGTCATCGCCGCGTACGATCCGGACCTGGTGATCTTCCCGTCCCAGAAACACCCGTTCTATCGTCTGGCCCGGCCCGTGCGTCACGGGTCGGTCCGCAATTGGACGCTCTATAAGAAACTGCCCGGGGTGACCGACGACATCCGGATCATGCTCGACCGGCAGCTAATCGCGCTGCCCTTCGCGCTGCCGGCGAAGATTGCCACGGGGAGCCCGGAGCACGTCGTCGCGACGATTCGGGCCCGGGATACCTGGGCGTTTGGCGGCCCCACTGGCGCGGGCGATCGGGCCGCGGACGCCCTCGAAGCGAAGGAAAAAGCGACCCAGAAAGCCATCGACGACCGGTACACCGACGAGATGCGCCAACGAAAAAAGGCGGCCGGGATTGCATTTTTGTATCGAACTGGTGCTAGAGTGTCGCTCGTCAGCCCGCGGCGCATGGTCGCGCCGCCGGAATCCTCGACGCAGACGGGGCCGGATCGACAGGACCCGGCCGGCTGCTCGACGCAGGAGCCCTGATGTCCCTCTCGCTCAAGACCCCGACCCTCGCCAAGCAAGCGTTTTTCCGATCGGCCGTCATCACGAGCGGCGGCGCGATTCTCGGTCTGGCCAACGCCCTCTTCTCGTTCCTGAATCAACAGGGCGCGATGCCGGCTGGCGGCCCCGAGCTCCAAGTCACGAGCGACGGCCCGCTGACGTCGACCGAGTCCGTCTTTGCGGACGCGCCGTGCAAAATCTTTGGGATCGCCATCTACAAGCCGACGGCGACCGCGACGTTCTTCAAGGCCACCGACAGCGCGACGACCAGCTCTGATGCGGACTCGGAAATCCGCCAGAAGGTCGCCGGCGCCGGCAACTCGATGCTGCTCGCCTATCCCAAGGGAATGGCGATGGCGGCCGGCGTGACCTGCCAGGGCAACACGGCGGCGTCCACCGGCACCGGATCGGGCGCGAACGGCCCGGTCGTGACCATGGTCATCGGCAGGCCCTAACCGGCAGACGGGCGGGGGCTGAGGGTCCCCCCCATCCCCATGGCCCTCTTCCCCACGTCCGACAGCGTCGACAACATCTCCGTCCAAGGTCCGGGCGGCGTCGCGCGTCCCGCGGCCGGCCTGAGCTTCGATTCGGAAACCCAGGACCTGCTCATCCGGGACCCGGTCACCCAGGAAATCGTCCGCGCCGCCACCGCGCGGAAGATGATCAAAGTCGACATCATCCACCCGGCCGGCGCCGCGGTGGAGACCGACGCGTTCATCCTGGCGGACCGCAGCATCGTCACGCAGATGTACCTCAACGTGATCACGCCCGAGGTGAGCGGCAACACGAAACTGCTCCACGTCGGCCTGAAAGCGAGCGAGGGCGGCGACAGCCAGGGGTTCGCCACGTTCTCGGTAGCGACGGCTGGCGTGTACATTCCGCGCCTGGATACGCAGACCATCGCGACGTACTTCAAAGACACGGCCAGCATTTCGGGCGGCCCAGGGAGCGAGACCTCGCACTCCCAGGCCCCGTACCAGACGGTGAGCAACGCGGCGCGCACCGTCACCTACACGGCCGCCAGTAACAATTTCGCCGAGCTCGTCGCCGAGCTCTGGATTGAGGTCGTGTTGTTCTCGGGTTTGTAAGCCGATCGTTCACCCTGCCCCGCGGCCGCGCCTGCGGGGCCTTTCTCAGGAGATGCGCGAATGTCCACTCGCTATATCAAATCCGGCACCAACGCGGCCGACGTCGCCCAGGCCATTCCGTCCGGCGCCTCGCTTTCGGGCGAGTCCGCCGGCTTCGCGTACCAGGAAGACATCCAGGCCCTGGCGGTTCGGGACCCGGTCACAAATGACCTGCTCCGGATCTTCACGAGCCCCGCTGGCGAGTCGGTCGCCGAGCGGATCAAGGTCATCCCGATCACCGTGGTCGCGTCGACCGCCGAGCAAGACACGGGCGTCGACCTGCCGGCGACCGCGGTCGTCCTCGACGCGTACGTCCAGGTCCTCACCGCCGAGGCCACCGGCACCACCAAGACGGTGGACGTCGGCACGCTCTCGACCGAGTCGGGCGGCGACGCCGACGGGTTCCTCGACGGCATCAGCGTCGCGACCCCGACGGGCGTCAAGGTGCCCTCGCTCGTCGCCGGCGCGGTGACGCGCGGCGTCCTGCTCAAGGAAACCGTGACCGACAGCGCGGCGGCGACGCACTCGTCTCCGCTGCCCTACACCACGGCGGCGCACCCCTCGGCGCGCTCGATTTCGTACACGCTGGGGTCGAACGATTTCGTCGAACTGGTGGCGAAAATCGTGATCCGGTACCTCGAGTTCGGCATCGCGTAGGGCCATCTCCGTCTCGCGCGGGGCGCGGGCGCTGGGAACGGCGGCCGCCCCGGCTGCCGGGCTCTCGGCCCCGCGCGGACGGGACTTTGGGGGAGATTGAGGCATGAGCCAAATGGGACGCCTGCATTACCTGTTCACGCAGTTTTCGCGGCTCGTCAGCGAGGCCCTGACCAGCGAGACCAGCAAGACCCTCGCGACGACCGACGACTACACCACCAACCCGTACGTGTTCAAAGCCGCGCCCGGGGCGGGGTATAGCTTCTACCTCACGCGCATCGTCTTCGCGGTGACCACGGCCGACAAGACCAAGAGCATTCAGATCCTGGCCGGGTCGACCGTGATCGCGACGATTCTCGGGACCCAGGACCCGACGGCCGCGAACAGCGTCGTCGGCGTCGCGCCGATCGTGGATTTCGGGCCGGACGGCTTCAAGTGCCCGGCCAACCAGGCGCTGCAGCTCAAGAACAGCGCGACCGGCCTGGCGGGCTCGATCTTCGTGATGGGCTACTCGCGGCAGAACCCGACGACGTAGACTAGCGCGCGATGGCCACGGTCATTCAGGAGATCATCGACGGGGCGCGGATTGACCTGCTCGCCGACGGGAACGTCCTGGCGGGCAACGTCAAGGACGAGTACTGGACCGACGATGAGCTCTTCGGGCACTTCCGCGACGGCGCGAAGGAAATGTGGCGCGCCATCCTCGACCTGTACAAGGGCCACTTCCTCACCATCGACAAGACGAACATGTCGATCGCGGCGGACAACGACCTGGTCGTCGGCGTGCCGGAGGGGCTCTTTCGCGTTGACCTGATTCGCCCGCGCGTCATCGGCTTCCAGTCCGGGTCGCGCGGGCTCGTCTTCAAGCCGGTCGACAACATCACCCACCCGCGCTTCGTCCAGGCCCAGGCCTACGGCTCCGTCTCGGCGCGGAACAACGTGATTTGGTATGCGGTCATCAACGCCGGCTCGCCGACGACGACGCCCGACATCATCATCGCGCCGACGCTCTCCTCGGACCTGGACCTGTACGTCGGCTATGAGGGGATCCTGCCGCCGACGCTCAACATCGACTCCGTCAACCCCATCCCGGGCGAGTCCGACCGCGCGCTCCGGGCCTACACGGCGGCGTACGCGCGCTGCAAGGACCGCGAGGACCGGAGCCCCGATCCGGAGTTTCTGTCGATCTACGCGACGGAGAAAAAGGGCATTCTCACCGCCCTGACGCCGCGCTCCATTCAGGAGGCCGAGACCGTCGTCGGCATGTGGGAAGCGACCGACGCCGGCGACGGCATCGGGTACTGACCCGTGGCCGACGAACAGCCCGAATACCTCCTCGGCGACCGCGGCGTCAACATCGTCGCGTCGCCCCTCCACACGCCCGAGCATGGGCTCCTCGTCGCGAAAAACGTCGAATTCAAGCGCGTCATGGGGATCGGGGGCATCGGCACGCGCGACGGGATCCGGTTCCTCAATGAAGACGTCCTGGCCGGGCCCGTGATGGCCCTGGTCGACGTGCCCCTGGACACCGACATCATTCCGGGCGGCGGGGGCGGCGGGACGCGCGCCACGGGCATCTACCTCGCCATCAACCCGGGCGGCGGCGGCGAGCTGTGGCTCTACTCAGCCGACGGCATCACGTTCAACCTGCTCCCGACGGCGACGCTCCCGTACGGCTGCGGCCCGATCTTCGCGGGCTCCGTCCAGGGCTACCCGGGCCATCGCGTCCTCACGCGGAGCGGCGTGTTGTTCTTCGTGTCGGTCGACCCAGTGCCCGGGAGCGTCTCGCTCGTGTCGTACGACGGCGCGACGGTCCTGGTCCGCGTGCCGGCGTTGCCGGCCCAATTGACCGTGGCGCCGTTGTCGGATTTCAGCGACATGATCGTCGGCGACGGCGGGATCTACTTCGTGTCGCGCGCGGGCAGCTCGCCGGCCAATTCCGCGCCGTACTTCTACAACCCGACCACCGGCGCCGTGACCGCGCTCGCGATTGCCTCGAGCCCGCTCGAGACGGGCAACGTCGAAAGCCTGACGGCGGGGCTGGGCTTCCTGTGGTGGAACGATGGCCAGGGCCAGATCCTGCGCGCGCAGCGGCCCGGCGGCGCGATGGTGTTCTTCCAGACGGCCCCGCTCGACGTGAATAACATCTTTGCGGGCTCGGTCACCTTCGAAGGCCTCGTGTACATCGCGGAAAGCGCGGCCGGCCCGGCCTTCGGGACCGTCAACGTCTACGTCGTGCCGGACCCGAGCTCGGGCCTCATCGTGAGCGACACCGAGCCCGTGACGGCCTCGGGCGACGGCTACGGCCAGGGCATTGTGTACGGCGGCGACCTGTACTGGAGCTTCCGCGATGGCACCGTCCCGACCCAGAAGATTAAGATTTTCTCGGGCGGCGCCTGGAGCGACGATCTTGACCTCGTGGCCATGTTCGCCACGCCGTCGACGGCCGTGCCGGAAGTACCGTTCATCTTCGGCAGCGATTTGTTCTGGCCCTACAAAGACGGCGCGGCCGGCTTCCTGCTGAAAAAGTCGGGCGGCGTCTGGACCCAGGTCCTCACCAACAAAAACCTCCGCGGGTTCGGCGGGGTGGTCTCGTGAGCTTCTACCTCGCGCAGGCCGGCTCCGCGCTCCAGGCGATTTCGACCGATGGATCGACCATCGTGACGCTCACGCTCCCGGCCGGCGTCACCATCGACGCGACGAAGCGCGGGTGGTTTACGGTCCTCAATCACAGCGTGCAGTTCTTCTACGCGCCGTCGATCAATCTGCTGATTCTGCCGGCGAGCCTGACGGTCATTCCGTTGTCGATTCTCGCCCCGACCAGTGGGCCCACGCTCGCGGTGGGGGCCGGGACCGGGCTGACGGGGACCTACCGCGCGGCGGTCTCGTACATCATCAAAGACGCCGACGGGAACACGATCAACGAAAGCCCGCGGACCGACATCAGCCCGGCGATCACGCTCGCCAACAACAGCCTCGAGTACGACAACCTGCCGATTCCGACCGATCCGAGCGTGACCGGGCGCCGGCTGTACCGCACGGCCGCCGGCGGGACGGACCTGTTCCAGGTGGTCGACATCGACGACGTGGTGACGACGACCTTCGACGATTCGACCAGCGACGACGATCTGGAGCTCCTCCCGGCCGACCCGACGATCGAAGCGCCCCCGGGCGCCGCGCCGGGCACGGCCATCCAAATCGCGGTCGTCCACAAGGAGCGGATCTTTGCAGTCGGCGCGGGCCGCAACGAGCGCGACGAAGTGATCTGGTCCGAAGTCGGCAAGCCCTACGCCTTCGCCTCGGATAACGGCCTCAACGCGCCGCCGGTAGGCGTCGACACCTTCGGGGTGACGGGGTTCCTGAGCCGGCGCGACTCGCTCGGCTGCATCAAGCGCCGCTCGTTCAATCGCCTGATTGGCGACACGAACGAAGACTTCGGGATGCTCAACGACCGGAACGAAATCGGGTGCTACGCGCCGCACTCCTGCGTCGTGATCGACAACCAGGGGTACTTCCTGGGGATCGATGGCGTCTATCGCTGGAACGACGACGGCGTCGTCTGCATCACCGAGGACACGGTCGATGGGTGGTTCACCTCGGACACGTTTTTCAACCGGACCGAGTTCCCGAACGCCATCGGCGGCTGGAACAACGTCGTCAACGCGTACGTCCTGGGCCTCTGCTCGCCGGGCTCCACGGCCATCGATCGCTGGGTCAAATTTATGATCGACGCGAACAACGGCCGGGGCGAATGGCTCGGGCCAGACGAGACGGACGCGTTCGATTCGACGATTCGCGCGCGCCTCACCGATGCCAATGGCGTCGTGCGCTCGGCCATCGGCGCGGCCGACGGGTTTGTCTACCTCGAGAACGCGAACCAGCCCAAGGACACGGAGGGCGACCTGGGCAGCGGCCCGGAAGATTTCCCGATCGATAGCGTCGTGTTCCCGCGGTTCCACTTCGAAAACGACCCGAGCCAGGAGCACGTCTGGGGCCGCCTGTTCCTGGCCTACCGGCAGGAGGACGCCGGCGTGCTGGAAGTCACGCCGTACGTGGGCGACGTGAAGGTCGAAGGCGACCAGGTCACCCCGGACGGCTCGATCGCGCAAACCGTCATCGACGTCGATCTAACCCTCGATCACACGTTCACGCGCCGATTCCGCGTCGGCCGCGTCGCGACGATGAAATTCCAGACCGCGGCCGCCGAGACCGGCCAGTTCTATCAGTGGCTGATTTACGGCTACAACCTGCCCGTCTTCTCGGCGGGCACCCGGAAATAGGCCGTGGCGAACCAGGGGACGCGCAGCGCGCTCCGGTGGCCGATTCCGCGCACCTGGGCCCCCGAGACCGCGCAGTCGATCGAAGATAACTTTCTCGCGATTTTTTCCTCGGTCGCGACGCTGCAGACCCAGATCACCGCGGCCGGCGGCGGGGGCGGCGGCACGGCCGCCAGCAACATCCTCACGCTCAACCCGGCCGCCGGGGATCTCATCTTCGGCGTCTCGGCCGGCGTGTTCGGGCTGCTCCCGTTTGTGGCCACGGCCCAGCGCGCCCTGGTCAATGACGGCGGGTCGCCGTCTTGGGGCCAGATCGACCTGTCGACCGGCGTCACGGGCAACCTGGGCGTCGCGCATCTCAACAGCGGCACCGGCGCCAGCGCGACGACGTTCTGGCGCGGCGACGCGACGTGGACGTCCATCGACCTGTCAACGGCGCAGGTCACCGGGAACCTGGGCGTCGCGCACCTCAACAGCGGCACGGGCGCCAGCGCGAACACGTTCTGGCAGGGCGACGCGACCTGGGCGTCGATCGATCTGTCGACGGCCGACGTCACAAACACGCTGCCGGCCACCAAGGGCGGGACGGGCCAGTCCACGGTCGCGGTGGGCGACACGCTCTACGGCTCGGCGGCGAACGTCTGGTCGAAGCTCGCCTTCGTCGCGACCGCGACGCGCTACCTGGCCAACACCGGCAGCGGCGCCACCGTCCCCGCGTGGGACCAGGTCAACCTCTCGAATGGCGTCACCAACACGCTCCTCACCGACCACGGAGGGACGGGGGTCACGACCTACACGGCCGGCGACGTGCTGTACTACACGAGCGGGACGGCGCTCTCGAAGCTCGCCTTCGTGAGCACGCAAAAGCGGTACATCGGGAACAGCGGCAGCGGCAACACCGTCCCCGACTGGCAGCAGGTCGATCTGGGGGTGGGCGTGACCGGCGTGCTGCCGGGGACGAACGGCGGGACCGGCTTGTCCACGACAGCCGTGGGCGACCTGCTCGTCGGCATCACGTCCAACGGGTGGTCGAAGCTCGCGTTCGACTCGACGGCCACGCGCGCGCTGTGCAACACGGGCGGCGGCGGGACGCCGACCTGGGACACCGTCAACCTGGCGAACGGCGTCCAGGGCAACCTCGGCGTCTCGCATCTCAACAGCGGGACCAGCGCGAGCGCCTCGACGTTCTGGCGCGGGGACGCGACCTGGGCCACGCCGACCGGGACCGGTGACGTCGATCTGATCGCGTTCAAGTGGCGCGCCATTCTCGCCCAGGGTAGCGCCATCTCCTATAGCGGCATCGGTCTCGGCACGGTCAGCCTGACGGGCGGCACCATCGCGGCCGACCCGCGCGCGGACGGGCAGTACACCTCGCAAACCTCGGGCGCCACCGCCGGCAACGGCAGCACGATCGCGAGCGCGGAGGCCTCGGTCTTTACGAATTTCGATTGGACGTGGGAATGCGTCGTCTACACCGACCCCACGGCCGTCACCGGCGTCCGGTACTTCTTCGGCGTCGGCCAGAACACGCCGACCAACAGCGACGCGATCACCAGCCGGAAAGTGATGTTCCGCTTTTCGACGGTCGCCGGCGACGCGGGCTGGGTGCCGACGACGGCCGACGGCACGACGCAGCACACCGACACCGCGATCGGGACCGTGGCCGCGGCGACGCGGTACCTACTGAAAATCAGGTTTGTCTCGAGCGGGACGCCGACCGCGTTTTTCAGTGTCAACGGCGGGGCGGAGACGAGCGTCACGGCGAACCTGCCGGCCACCGGCAGTACCAACAGCATGAATATGCTCGAGGGCGGCGTGTTCAACACCGCAGGCGGCGCGGGGAGCAATCGCGCGTTTTCGTTCGCGGTCTGTCAGCTTCACTACGGCTCGACAGCTAGATAAGGGGTTTTTATGGTACTGGGCTGCGTCACGCACGGAACGCCTTACATCGACCAAAACACCGGTCAGCTCTTCTTCGATCTCGAGTACTCGACGACGAGCAACCCTCCTGGCACAACGAAAGGCTCATTCAAGATCGCGGACCCTCCGGACTACGATCCGACGGACATCTACGGGCCAGGCGTGTCGACGCTCTTCGACATCGCGGCGTACTGGGTGCTCAACGTCGCGGCGGGCGCGGTTGGCCAGGGTCCAGCGACGAGCGACACAATCCTCGTCATTGGGCCGGACAGCTTCGCTCTCTACGCCGTCCCCTAACGCGCGGGAGTAGAATACGCAGCCATGAAAGTCAACCGGAAGGCGTTCGAACGAACGACGATGAAGATCGATCGCGGCCAGGGCCCGCTCACGGTCCAGGATCTGCAGGACATCTTCGGCGGCGACGCCATCCAGGCGCTCCTGTCGAAAGGCGCGGCGCCGGCCCACTGTCGCAAGTGCGGCGCGGCGCTCCCCGAGCGCAAACCGATCACGCTCGCCGGCGGGTACACCGCCGAGCTGTGCGAAGGCTGCCACAACGGCTGGCTCGAGGTCGCCCAGGGCGACGCGCGGTCGGTGACCTGGCTCCGCGAGAACCGCCGGCTGCAGCAGCTCACCCAGGCCGGCAAATCGATCGCGGAAGTCGACGATTTGAAATTGATGCGCGCCGCGCAGGCGATGTTCCGCTTCGCGCGCGACTACGTGCAGGAACGCCCGAAAGTGACGAAAGGATCCTAACCATGGCGGCGTTGTACGGGAGCAATGACCGGGGGCAAGTCGTCAGCAACAAGCCCAAGCAAAACCCGATGGTGCCGGGCGCGCCCGACTACTACGCCCAGCCCATGGAGATTCCGACGGATATGTTCGGGAACCCGACCGGCGTCCGCCGGCCGGTCAGCCCGACGTACACGACGGACCCGAACACCGGCTACCAGGATCGCTTCGACCCAGTCACCGGCACCTGGTCGCCGATTGGCGGCGGCGGGAGCGGCAGCGGCACGCGGCGCACGTCCGGCGCCGGCGGCGAGCTCTCGGCCAGCGACAAGCTGGGCCCGGCCTCCCTGGCGGCGCTCCAGCAGCTCTACCAGCCCACGCCGCTCCCGGACGCGCCGGGCGATTTCACCGCGCCATCGCGGCCCATCAGTGGGCCCGAGGAAACACAGGCCGAGGCCGCGGCGCTCACGACGGCGCGCGAACGCAGCGGCCGCCGCTCGCAAGCGGCCCTCCGCACGCTGGCCGGCCTGGACGCCGCCAACGGCCGGTACGGGTCGCGGCTCGAGCACGCCGACCAGCGCAGCATCCTCGAGTCCGGGCTCTCGGACATGAACGACACCGAGCGCCAGCTCCTCGAGAACCGCGCCAACCGGAACGCCAGCATCAGCGACCAGGATTTCAGCGCGGCGGACCGCGCCGGCGAGCTCACGTACAACACCAAGAGCCAATTCCCGATGCAGCTCTACGATGCGCGCATTCGGGATAAGCAGCGCATCGCGACGCTCCTCGGGTCGTTCGGGCTGATGTACTAGCCATGGCGACCCCCAAAGGCGGCGGCTCGTCGTCGGCGCTCCAAGCCCTCGCAGCCCTGGCTCAGGGGCTGCCCGAGGAAGAAGGCACGACGCCGGGCGTCCGGCAGCCCGAGCTCAATCGGGACCTCTCGAGCCCGGACACGCCGGCCTCGACGCGCGCGCTCCAGGAACTGCTCCGGCAGAAAGGACGGGTCTACTGATGCAGGGCTTTCAGGACAAGACGAGCTGGCTCGGGCGGAACCCGTACATGGCCGGCGCCAACGGCCGGCCCAGCCTCTCGGCGCTCTCGAAGCTGTCGCAGCTCCAGGGCGTCTCGCCGACCGACGCGCCGTACTCGGACGAGGAGTCCGAGCTCGCCTTTGGCCAGCAGGCCGACGAGGCCGAAGGTCGCATGAACGACTGGGCGGCGAGCGGCGGCGCGACCATGAGCCCGATGCAAGAGCGCGCGCGCGGGAACGCCCTCGGCGGCGGCCAGTGGGCCGATTTCTCCGACGCGCTCGATCGCTCGCAGCTCATGGCGGCCAATCGCGGCCTCAAGTCGCGGATCGACCTGATTGGCCAGGGCCCGGGCACCGGGACCGGGCTGGGGCGGTGGTCCGCGCAGCAGGGGCACGCGAACCCGTTCGGATCGTTCTCGAGCACCGAGCCGGACGTCGACGTCGAAGGGCTGACCAGCGACGCGTCGACCGGCCCGGACCCGTACACGCGTAGCACCGCACTCCAGGCGCTCCGGCGCCTGTTCGGGAGGTAGTCCGATGCCGCAGGCGTACCGAGGGAAAGCCATTCTGCCGCAGTCGCTGGCCGCGCTCGCGGCCCTGGGCGGGGACGGCGGCGACGTCGGCCTGGGCCCGGGCGGGGGGATCTTCGCGACGATGCGCCCCGGGCTCCGCAACGCGCTCTCTGACGCCGCCGGCGAACAGGCCCTGTCTGACCTGGAAGACCGGCAGCCGACCGTCTTTCACCGCCCCGGCTCGAGCGTACTTCCGGGGTTCCTGGGCCAGCCGATGGACGAGGTCTACGACCCGGACACCGACGCGCCCATCGCGGCCGCCGAACGCGATCGGCAGCGCGCCGCGCGGGCCGTCGACTACGCGAACAGCGAGGCCGACATCTACGACCCGCTCCAGGCCACGCGGGAACAGCGATTGAAAGATATTGGCGCCGCCGGGGATCTGTCGCGCTACTGGGACCCGTCCGAGCAGGCGCGCCAGACCCAGGAATTCGGCCGCAAGTACGACCTGACGACCGACCCGGCGCGCATCGCGGCCGGCAACCGTCTCGATGTCGCCAACGTGGCCGGCGGCGCCAAGGTCGAGGCGGCCCAGGCCGGCCGGGCCATGCCGAATTTCGCCCAGCTCTTCAAGTCCATCGCGGACACCTACCCGAAGGACCCGCGCACCGGCGAGGCCCAACTCCCGCCGCAGATTCAGACCTTGCGGGATGCGCTCGTCAACTTCGCGGGCCAGGGCGTCAACAACCCGCCGGCCCAGCCGGCGCCGGCCGTCCCCTCGGGGCCGCCCCTCACGCCGGGGCAAATGCAGATCCTGACGTCGAAGCTCCTCGACGAGGGCTACTCGGCCGACGAAATTCGCGCGTACCTGCGCCAGCGGAACGGCGGAGCGTAGCCGGTGCCGCCGCAGAAGGTCCGCCGCCCCATCGGAGAGATTGAGGCCGAAGTCCTCGGCCCGGGTGGGGCGGGGACTGTTCCCCGTGGAACATCGGACACGTCCACGGCGCCGGCCGGCGACCAGGGCGGCGGCTGGCTGGACATGATCAGCAGCCCGCGCCGGGCCCTGGGGACCGGGACGCGGCTCATCTCGAGCTGGCTCGCGGGCATCCCCTCGGTCGAGCCTGGCGTGGGCTCGGCGATTGGCGCCGGCATCGGCGGCGCCGGCGAGTCGCTCGCGGAATTGATCGAAGGGCGCGACCAGGACCTGGGCGCCATCGCCACGTCCGGGGCGCTCGGCGCGGTCCCGCTCGGGAAGCTCCTCGGCACCGCGAAAGCCCTGATGCCGGGCGCCTCGCTCCTCACGAAGGCCGCGACCGTCGGCAAGGACGTCCTGGGCAATGCCCTCAAGCTGGGCGGCGTCAACGCGGCCGCCGACCTGACGTACCGGCTCACCAAAGGCCAGCTCCCGGGCATCGACTACGACTGGTCGGACCTGTCGGCCCCGTTTGCGATTGGCGCCGGCGGCGGCGCGGCGCTCTCGGCCGGCGCCCGGGCCATCCCGGCGGTCGGTCGGATGCTCGCCGGCGGCGAAGAGGGCGGCGCGATCGGTGGCCCGAAGCCGGTCGGCGCGGCGCGGACACCCTCAGCGGCGGCCCAGGCAGCGGCCGCGGGCCAGGGCGACCTGCTCTCGGCGGCGGACCGCGGCGCGACCGGTGCGGCGACCCCTGTGGAGCTCGCCAGGGCGCGCGCGATGCTCAAGGACCCACAGGCCCAGCAGGCCTTCGATCGCCTCTGGGGCGACGTGGGAGCCGCCCCGCCGAGGCCGGTACGCGTCACTCCGACCGCGCCGCCCGAGCCCCTGACGCCTGGCCTGGAAGCGAAGAAGTACCCGGCCTACCCGGCCGAACAGACGGGCGACCTGGCGGTGACCCGGCCGACGCGGGCCGCCCAGGCGCCGCCGACCCGTCCGGTCCAGACCCGGACCCCAGCCCAGCTCGTCGATGATTGGTTTCAGCGCGCGAGCGGGCGGACGCCGGTCGCCGACGCGCTGACGGCCGACGAAGCGAACGCGATGGGCGGGGAGCGGCTCACGGCGCCGGACTGGGGATCCCCGGCCGCCACGGCCGAACCGATGTTCGGCGGCGCCGAGCCCGCGCCGCGCGAGCTGCCGCTCTCGGGCACCAGTGCCCAGCCGGACCTGTTCGGGCGTCGCCCGATGGCCGCGATCGAGGCGGAAGTGACCGGCAGCGCGTCACCCGCCGCCCCGGCCGCGCCGGCGGCTCCGCGCGAGCCCACCGCGGCCGAGCTCGTGCAGCAGTACCTGTCCGGGGAGAAAGCCCTCCCGGACGTCGAAAGCGTCGCGCCCGAGGGCATCCAGGGGAACTACAGCGGCGAGTCGGCGGCCTCCACCGAGGCCATGAACCGCGCGTCTGGGATGGCCCAACGCGGCGAGCAATTCGTCATCTATGACCGGACGGGCGCGCGGCGCGTGTTGCCGAACACGCCGGACTCGGTCGACGTCTTCCCGCGCGCCGGAGAGACCAAGGGCATCGAAGACGCGTCCGGCAATTTCCGGATGTTGGACGACAACGGCGGCCGGCCTCCGCGCGGCGGCGCGCCCACGGCCCCGCCGGCCCCGACGCCGGCCGAACCGACCGCGCCCGGGGCCGTCGACCTGACGGCGGCCGAGCCGGGCCCGCAGAACGACATCGAAGAGCTCCTATCCGGCTCACCCCAGGGCCAGAAGATCCTGGCGCTCTACCGCGAGCTCCAGCCGCGCTGGGCGGAGACGGCGCGCGGGGTCGAGGACGTCGCGTCGTTCGGGCACGTCAATCCGAACCAGTCGGCCGAGGAGTTCACCAATCGGCTGTTGAACGAGCCGCCGCGCCAATTGATGGGCAAGGAGCGCGCGCTCCGGCGTGAGCTCGAGGCCGGCGGATTCAAGCTGCCGCCCGACATGCCGCCGGACACCGGCGAGGCGGTGCAGAAACTGGTCGCGGCCGGCAAACTGCCCGACCCGAACGATCCCGAGCTCGGCTTTGCAACGCGCGAGCTGCTCCGGACGCTCGGCGGCGCGGCCGTGGGCGGCGTCACCGGCGGCGCGCTCGAGCCAGAGCACCCGGTCGTCGGCGGCGGCCTGGGCGCGATTCTCGGGGCGCTCATCACCAACCCGTCGCTGGCGCGCGGCTACCTGCCGTACCAGTACGAGGCCATGTTGTCGGGTGCCGCGCTGCCGAAGAACGTCGCCGGCGTGACCGGCTCGATTGCCGGCGCGGCCCTGGAACACCCCGAGCTCGGCGGCGACATCGCGCGCGCGGCCCTCAGCCCGAAGACGCTCGAGACGCTCCGGAAATCGTTTGTCTCGCCGGCGGGGGAAACGCGCTGGACCGAGGGCACCACGTCGAGCCAGTTCCGCGGGCCCTTTACTCGGATGATGGGCGCGGTCGATACGGCCGGGAACGATGTGCTGCAGCGCGCCGGCCTGCCGGAAGGCTACGCGCGCCGGCTCACGGCGACGAGCGAGCCGCGCTCGAAGACCGGCGGGGCCCTGGTCAGCCTGGCGCGCGAAGCGCCGATGCTGCTGCCCTTCGCCCGCACGGGCGTCAACCTTGTCGAGCGTGGCCTGGAGCGCACGCCCGGCGTCAATCTGCTTCCCGCCGTCGATCGCATGACTGCCGAAGACTCGCGCCCGCTCCTTGAGGGAGGCTCGTCTCGCGGCGGGTCGACCCGGACCCGGCGTAGCTTGCTCGGCTTGGCTGCGCTCGCGGCGGGGGCAGGCTATGGCGCGGCCTCGGGCCCCGGCGGCCCGCTCGAGGATTATCGCGGGGGCCTGGCGGAAAAAATCGCGATGCCGGCGGCCGGCCTCTACGCGCTGCCGATGGCCCTGGGCGCGGCCGGCGTGCGCGGGGTCCAGACCGCGAAGAAATCCCCGGCCTCGGTGAGCGCCCTGCGCGAGCTGGCGCGCGAATTCTTCAACCAGCTCCCGCTCCCCGAGGAAGCCGGCCCGGAACGCTATTTGCAGCGGAACGCGCCCGCGATCGGCACCATGTTCAGCCCCGTCGCCCCGAGCGAGTTCGACACCAGCGGGGGTACGTTTGACCCGATGCTCGCCCGGATTCCGTTACTCAACGAGCTACTGTTGCCGCGGAAACGCAAAACACCTGGGCCCACCGCGCGCCGACGGAGACCCTGACGATGGCCGACGATTTGCTCCCCAGCAATGGCGGAGGCAACGGCGATATGAAAGTGAACGGCGGACTGGCGAACGTCTTCATCCCGGGGGCCTCGGACCTGGTGAAGACCGTCTTCAACCTCGGCGCCGGCGCGGTCCTGTCGTTTGTCGCGGTCCTGCTGATTTATCAGCTCTCCGCGCGCACCGACCGGCAGTCGGCCGCGGCCCTGGACATGCTCACGCAGCACGCGGAGGAGACGAAGGCGATCCGCGCGCTGATTGAGACCGGGAACGCGACCGCGCGACAGGTGCTCTCCACGCAACAGGCGCTCTGTGTGAATGACGCCATCAGCAACGCGGCCAAGCTGGACCCGAACACCGCGATCCGGCGCTGCCTGGGCATCATCCCACCAGCCGACAAGGAACGCTGATGGGCGTGCTCAGGTTCAAGGACGGCTGCGAAATCAGTGGGCCGCCCTCGCCGGCGCAGGCGCGGATCCTGGGCGTCGCCGACTCGATCGCGCAGGCCGGCCCGGACGTCTGGGTGACCTGTCTCGAGGACGGCCACGGCGAGGAGGACCCGCACACCCTCCGCAAGGCCGCCGACATTCGGACCCACGATCGCGCGCCGGCCGACGTCGTCAAGATGTACCGGTTATTTGGCGCGTATCTGGGCGCCGGCTGGACCGTGCTCTACGAAGCGCCGGCGCCGGTGGTCGAGCCCGAGCTGCGCGCGATTTGGTACGGGCCCAGCGGCGCGACCGCGGCCCACCTGCACATCCAGGTCAAGATCGGCGAGACCTTCCCACCCGAGGAGTAACCATGCCGCCGTACACGCCCGTCACGTCCAAAGCGCAGTCCCGGAAACTCTTCGTGCTCGAGAAGGAGGGCAAACTGGCCCCAGGCGAGGCCGAAGGAAAGACGCGCGCCGCGAATTTCAAATCCCTCCCGCAGCACGCGCACCAGCACCCCGGGGTCAAGGCCCTCGGGCGCGTGGGCCACAAGCGCCCTAGCCGCTAGGCGTCTCGTTAGCCCTTCTTGACGTTCCCGAGGTCGTCGGGCATCTCGCCACCGAAGCCGGCGGCGGTGAGGATCCACGCGGCCACGTCCTCGGGCGAGCCCCAGGAGCGCCCCGGCGCTTCGAACATGAGGAACTTCACGAGCCGCACCAGGACGTCGCCGGCGTCGAGCTCCGAGCACCGCGCGACCGCATCCCGCAGATTGTTCTCGAGCACCGCCGTCAGAAACCCGCCCGGCTTGATGCCGCCTTCGAAGTAGCGCCGCAGCCCCGGCCGGTACATCAGGCGAACGCCGTACTGGGTGAACAGGTCGTCCCACTGGTCGTCGTTGAGCTTCATGGTTCCTCCGGGCTGACGAGAATCATCGGCGGTTTGTGCTCGCACTTCGGGCAGTACGGGCTCTTGCAGCAGGTCGTCGGCGTCAGCCCCTGGGCCCACCACATGCCGGGCCGGATCGTCGCCAGGTGCCAGGTATAGCCACAGCCCGGGCAGCGGCCGACGACCGGGATGTCAGCGCCGCCGGGGTGGGTCTGGAGCGTCGGGAGGCGGGGTTGTCTCACGGTCCCTCCGGTCGAACCGGCGTTCGGCCTCTTCGATTTCCTCGAGCGTCACCGGGCGGCCGAGGACCACCTCCGCGACCTGTTCCGCTAGGCGCCGCGGCAGGAGCGCCCCGCTCAGGGCCCCGCAAATCTCCCGCCATTGCTGATACGTCAAAGACATCGATCGGGGGATCCAGCCCCAGGTGACGCGCCATGCTCCAGAGCGCGCTCCGAATACAGGCCGCCGGCGTGACCCAGCCGCCGGCCTGCAGCATCGCTAGGAGCATCTCCACGCCTCGCTCGTCGAACCCCGACTGCACGACGAGGGCGGGCCGTCGGGCCCGCGGGCTCACTGGACGCGGTCGGGCTTGGCGGCTTCGACGACGGTGCCCGCGGCCGGCCGCTTCGCGCCCTTGGGCTCGTCGACCTTGATGTACGGGGCGACCGAGGTCGGCACGGTGCATTTCGCGATCACTTCCGGCGCGACGCCGGCCTGCGCGAGGAGCACGGGGTCGACCGTCAGCCGGTCCTGGGACCGCACGATCTGGATCACGGTCCCATCCTCGAGCTGCTGGCGGTCGGTGGGAATGGACCGCATGTAGTGCATCAGCGTTGCGTTGTAGAGCTTGCCGGCGGCCTCGGCCTCGTTCTTGACGTCGAGCCAGCGGCGGCGCGCCTGGAGGATGGCCGGGAGATTCTCGGCGGTGATGGTCGCGATCGGCTGGGGGGCGTCCGGCAGTTTCTTCTCAGACATGGGGTGACTCCTCCGAAAGTGGGGTCCTGGGCAGCCGGGGAAAGCCGACCCGCCCAGGACCAGTCTAGCGCGTTCCCGAACGACGTACAACCTGGGCTCAGAACCAGATGATCGCCAGCAGAGCCATGACGGTAATCCCCATCATCTCCGCGACGACGAGCAACCCGCAGGCGTAGCTGCCCCCGCAGCCGTCGCTCCACTGGGCCGCGGTGATGGCCGCCATGATCATTTCCGGTGAAATCATCGTTCTACCCCTCCTCCTGCACGCGCGGCCGCGGGAATTCGCGGGCCGCGGTGGTCCTACGCGCGGCGCGCCGCGTTGGCCCGCGCCAGCGTGTCGTGATACTGCGGCAGCGCATCGGCGAGCGCGTTCGACGCGGCCGGGTTCGCGTGGATCCAGTCCAGAATGCGTTGAATCACGGCGTCGTAGAGCTCCGGATGCGCCTTGAGATACCCCAGGACCGCGTCGAGGAGCATCACCAGGTAAAACGGCAGGCGCGCGGTCGGGACGGCCTTGACCGCGTTGGCAATCGTCGCCGCCGCGTGCTTCTGCTCGCCAGCCTCGGTGGCCGGGAACGGGGTCGCCTTCTCGCTGCCGTTGTCCTCCTGCGCGTGCCCGTGCCCGGTGTGGTGGGTCTTGTCGTCGTGCCCGGTCTTCTCGTTGTCCTTGTCAGTCTTGGCCATTAGGGCCTCCTTTTGCGGGGGAACCACGCGCGGGCTAGCTGCCACCCACGATTGAGAACGACATCGACAGCGAGACCGAGCCGCTCAGGCTCAAGCGCACGCAGAGCGACTGGCCGATATAACTGGCCTTGACGAACGTCACCGGGACGCCGGCCGGCAGCGGCACAGGCGCGTTGAGCTCGTGCGGCGTGGCCGTCTCGCAGCCACTGACGATCACCGCGGTCTGGGTCTGATTGCCCGGCAGCTTCGCCGACGTCAACATCACCGCCGCCACGGTCCGCGCGCCGGCGACCGGCGGCTGGACGACGGTAACGAGCTGCGTCAGCGCGCCGTTGGAATTCTGTTCGAAGAGCGCGCCGCCGGGATTGCCCTGGACGCCCTGCGGTCCCGGGTCGCCCTTGGGGCCGGGGTCGCCCTTGCCGCCCGGGAGGCCCTGGACGCCCGGCGTCCCCTGGACGCCCGGCGCGCCCGGGTCGCCCTTGTCGCCTTTGTCGCCCTTCTGACCCGGGACGCCCTGCTGGCCTTGCACGCCAGGCGTGCCGGGGATGCCCTGTGAGCCTGGCTGGCCGGGGTCGCCTTTGTCGCCCTTCTGCCCGGGCACGCCCTGTTGGCCCTGCGTCCCCTGGATGCCCGGCGCGCCGGCGTCACCCTTGTCGCCTTTGTCGCCCTTCTGACCGGGGACGCCCTGTTGCCCCTGCGTGCCCTGGACGCCCGGCGTCCCTTGCTGCCCGGGGTCGCCTTTGTCGCCTTTGTCCCCTTTGTCCCCCGCGGGTCCAGCCGGCCCCGGCGGCCCAGGGGGTCCAGGCGGCCCAGGGGGTCCAGGCGGCCCTTGCCCGCCGCCGCCCGTCTGGTCGCCGTTCGCGACGTTGATCGCGATCATTGGGGCGCTCGCCAGGTCGTCGTCGGCAATCGCCTTGAGGAGGTACGCCCCGTTGTAGAGCGTGCCCAGGTGGACACTCCCCGACCACGCGGTCGGGCCGCCGTTGGCCAGGCACTCGCAGACGATCGTGAAATCCGCGCGGCGGACTTCGAAGACCATCTTCGTCACCGGGACGTCGGTCGTGACATCGACGCGCGTCTCGCCGGCGACGACGGCCTGGGGGAGCGGATTGGTAATCGTGACGACGGCCGGCGTCTGGGGGAGCGCCGAGACCAGCGCGGTCACCAGCGCGAAGAGCGACACGAACAGGGGACGAACGAAGGTCATGCGGACTCCAGTGGTGGTGCGGGCGAAGCAAGGACGGGAGGCGTTGTCCGTGAGGACAGGCTCCCCAGCCTTCGGGATTGTGCTGCTTGCGATTCAGCGGTCCCGACGTTCCCGTCCCTGCTTCTCCCGCGCGGGGCTAGTTCTGCCGGCGTGAAAACTTCCAGCGGGCCCAGTCCCAGACGGCCTTACAGACGGCGCCGACCCAGTAGACAAACGCCATAGGCGGGGCATGATACACCCGCGGCCGGACGTTTCCCTCCATGTGGACGCGCGACGCGATGATCAGCCGCGGGACCGGCCGGACCACACGTTCAATCGAGGCCTGCTGCGCGTGCCGGCTCGCCGGCGTCCGCCAGACGCTGCCGTCGCGCAGGAAGTAGTACACCGGGGCGTCGGCTTTCATCAGAAAGCGGGTCATCGGCTGCCGTCTCCAAACCCGAGAATCATCCCGCGGGCCATCATGTCGTGCCCCCAGGTGATCCCCGGCTCCATGCTCGGCGTCTGGCCGTGGTGGCGCCAGTACGACGCGTACTCATAGCCCAGCGCGCGCAACCGGCGCCCGCGGCCGCTCGTCGTCGGCCAGTCGTTGATGCCCTTGTCGAAGTGCTCCTGCACGTAGTCGACGTCGAACAGGAACTGCTGTTCGCGGTCCTCGCCCATCATCGACGACTGGTAGAGGAACCCGTCGACGTAGGGCGCGACATTCCGCCAGGCGGGGCCGTCCGGGACGTCCGGCGGGTCCGCGTTCGGGTCACCGTCACACGGCGCGTTGTGGTTCGGCGACATATGGATCGCGCGCCAGGCGTCCGGGAAGATGTCGGCTTGCCACTTCACTGCGTCGACGTACACCTGGTTCCGCGTGTCCGGCGGCGGCTCCCAGAAGGCGGCCGCGCGGTCAATCGCCGCCTGGACGCCCGGATGGGTAAAGACCGGCTCCAGGTCCCGCTTGACGAGCTTCCAGTCCCAGCCGTCGCGGGGGCCGAGCCAGTACGGGAACCGGTCGGGCAACGGGTGAAACACAAACCGCTTGCCGTAGGCCCGAATGCGCCACAGCACCGCGGCGTACTCGTCGGCGCGCCCGATCCAATTGGTGTCCGGGTAGAGCCGGTCGTAGCCCGGCGCGATGATGCCGCCGGCCGGCAGGTCGCGCCAGGGGTAGAGGGCCATCACCTTGGCGAGGTCCTCCTCGCTGAAATTGTCCAGCTCGTCGAGGAAGATGCACTGGGTCGCCGTGCCCGGCCGCGCGCCCCACGGGATGTTGAGCCCGCGCCCGTCGAACACAATCGTCAGGCTGCACCGGAGCCGCTCGCACTCGTCGAAGGACAACCGCCCCGGGTCCGGCGTCGCGCCGGCGAGCGCCAGGCGGGAGCGCAGGTCGAGGCGCATCAGCGGCCGCCGTAGATGAACCCGAACGTCGACGTCGGCCAGACCGAGCCGTCCGGGTTCGCGTTGTGCGGCGTGACGAATGCGACGCCGCCCATCTTGCGGAAGGTGCCGAACGTCCCGAGGTTGTGCACGTCGCGGTCGTTGACCGACAGGGCCCAGCAGGTCCCCTGGGGCCGCACGATCAGCCAGTAGTCCCCGTCCGGCGCGGGCGCCGGCGGATTGCTGTCGTAGAGCGGCAGGCGCCACTGGCCGGAGCCGGCCGGCGATTCGATCATCCCCAGCCCGTCGAATGGGCACTCGGCCGGGATGTGGAGCTTGATCCCGTAGTTCCCGCCGCCCGCGTCGATCAACTGCGCCTCGCTGAAATTCGCGTTCCCGTTCACACTCGCCATAGCCAGCAGCTTTCTCGCCGCCAAGCCGGGCGGCGTCGGAGGGGGCGGCGTCGGCGGCCCGATGGGGATGGGCAGCGGCGCGGCCACGCCGTTATAGAACGCAAGGACCGTGTCGTCAATCGACGGCTTGTGATCGCTCGTGCCCATGCGGAAGAGGCCCACGCCCACGCGCCAGGGCCCGCGCCCATGGATCGCCGGGTCGCGCCGCGCCCGTGCGATTTCCTGGGACGCAATCGCCAGGGCCTGCTCGGCCTCGTCGCTCGTGACGGAGATTTTGCCGTCCGGGTAGTACCGCTCCACGCAGCCGCAGGTCACCGCGACGACCACGTCCGGCCCCGCCAGGCTGAGGCACGTCTCGAGCTCCGTCCGGAACCGCGTCCGGAAGGCCTCGAGTGACTCGCCCGGCTCGCGGTAGACCCAGGGCGAGACCACGTCGCCCTTGCGCGCGCCGGTGAGCGCCGTCATCACCGCCGGCGAGGGGGTCACGATCACGATGCCTTTGCCGAAGGCCGCCGCGGCGGCCGTGTGCGCGCGGTCGAGCTTCGCGGCCACGTCCGTCACCCCTTCCAGGTCGCAAAAGAAGTAATCGACATCCTTGGGGTGGAGGTTGAAGGTGGCCGCGTCGGCCGGGTCCAGCATGAGCTTGTAGCCATGGCCCAGGAGCGCCTGGAGCTGGCTCGCATTCGGCCGGATGGGTAGGGCGGTGTTGCCCAGCACCTGCGTCACGCCGTCGAAGGCGAACACGTAGAAGAGCGTCGGCGTCTCGAGGCTGACGACCGGCAGGCCGTTCAGGTCCTCCGTGATCGAGTCCTCCGACAGCACGTCCGGGTCGAACACCGTCTGACCAATCGTCCCGAGCGCCTCGCCAGGCGCCGACGACCAGACGACGCGCACGGTCTCGTCGCTGCCGGTCATCGCGGTAATCGCATCGATCGCGAACGTCAGCTCGCCGGGCGGCGTGAGCTCAATCCCGCGGATCGAGTCTGACAGCCGCGCCGTCAGTCGGTCCGTCGCTTCAATCAGCACGCAGCGGCCGTCCAGGAGGGGCACCGGGACGCACGCGGAGACGCCCTCCGTCCGCGCTGGGACGGGGAGCTGGCCGACCCCAAGCTCGTACAGGTACGACTGGCCGAGCGAGACCCAGCTCACGAACTTTTTCCGCACGCGCGCCGCCCAGGTGCCGGCCACCGCGTCGAAGTACAGCGGGCCGGCGTTGGGCAGCGACACAATCGGCGTCCCGTCCGACTGGAGGATGGCGAGGCCCATGCCGTTGTAGCCCGGCTGCAGCGCGACGATCCCCTCGTGACTGACGTCGACCAGGTCCCAGCCGGGATACTCGAGCACGAACGGCGGAGCCGTCCGCGGCGGGTCGGGGTACATCCGGACCCCGCCGATGATGCCAGGCCACGCGGTAATCACCCCGCCCCCGCAGCGCGCGCGGTTCGCGGTCTCCGCGTCGATGGCGCGCATCGCCCCGGTTCGAATGTTGAGCTCGGCCAAGACGAAGGCGGTCCCCGTGATGATCATGTTCGCGACGATGGTCTCGTCGTCGAGCCAGGAGAGCGAGCCCACGCCGGCCGCGTTCGGATTGAGGATGCCGGCCTCCGTGCCGACGCCGGCGGCGGAGGCCCAGCCGATGGTTCCTGCAGCGGAAAATTTCATGGTTGTTTCTCTCCTTCAGGCGGCTCCGGTGGGGCGGGGAGCGGCATGGATTCGATCCGAACTTCAGCCGCAAACGAAGCCATCCACACGGCGATGTCGTTCTCAAGTGGCGTGTGCTTGATGAACCGCTCGTATAGCGGGGACGCTTCGACCTGCCTACGCGCCTCTCGAAGCAATTGGACATAGTTCTTCGGCTTCGGCTGCCAGCCCGTCTCCGCGACGGGGAGCGCCAGTAGGTAGGTGTGAATCACTTCTTCAAGCGCCAGCCGCCGATCTGGTGCCATTTCCACATGGTTGAGGCGGAGCACGAGGCAAATGTCGCGCACCAAGTCTGGCAGCAGTTTCTCTATCGCGGCGGCGCGGGGGTCAGCAGGGGTCACTGGATCACCTGTTTTCTCGGAACCAGTGATTCGCCCAGCCGGGCGACATTCTGTTGGCCCTCGGCCAATGCGACGTGCAGGTCTTCGAGGCCCTGGACGATCTGATGGCGCCGCGCCAGGAGCATCGCGTCATACCGCGCGCGCTCCTCGGCGGCCTGGCCATCAGGTAGGAGGTCGATCTGCTGACGGGTGACCATGTCGGCCTCCATGATGCCGTGGTACTGCTCGAGGAGCTGTTCAACGAGCCGCACGGCGCCGGCCACACAGACCCGCGGCAGCTCCTGGGCCTCCAAGCCGGCCATCTTGCCGCCGTAGAGCGCCGTCAGGTACACCAAGTGGATCGCCTCGTCGACGCGGCGCGAGGCCTCGCGTTCGGCGGCGTCCTTCCGAGCCTTCGCCTCACCCACGGGGCGCCTCCTCAAGTTCCACCAGGCACTGGGCCCGGTCGCCGTACCGCTTTAAGGCGGTGACCTTGTTGACCTGGGCGTCATCCCGGAACGCCACGCCGGTCAGACCGTCGAGCACCGCGCGGACCAGCTTGTCGAGATCCGGCTTGACGGTGTGAAACGGCCTGGCCTTGGCGCTGACCGAGGCGGGGCGGACAAAATCGAACGTCACGCGGACCGCAATCCCACCCTCCAGCACGCGCGCGCCGGCCCTGGCGGCCTCGGCGCCGATGGCGTGCTGCCAGGACCGCAGTTCGGCCTTGTTGTCGGCCGTGACGGTGGCCACCGCGACCGGTTGGCCGCGCTTGTTGAACTTCCCAGGGATCACACGCGCGAACGCGCGCATCGAGCCTTTCTGGACCGGCACGCCAGCGACGACAAATTGCAGGGTCACTTCGCCGGCTCCGGGTACTCGGCCGCGACCTCGGTCATCAGGCGCAGCGTCCGGTCCGCGCCCCACTCGGGAAACTCCGGGAACGGCTGGCTCGGCTCGAGCGTGTTGACGGTGTCGAGCATCGACTCGGCGCTCGCCGCCATCTCCTCGGACGCCCGCACGACCAGGCGCAGCAGGCGCTGGGTCTGCCACTTGGGCGCCGCCGCCCAATTAAGCTCGCGGAGCATCACATGGGCGGCCGCCATCGGCAGCCAGAACGCGTGGTCGCCGACGCCGGTCACTTCGATCAACGTCCGGGTGATGGCGACGATCCGGACGCAGGAGGGCTCGAAAAGCTGGGCCTCCAGGAATTCCTTGGCCTGGTCGACGTTGTCGAACTGTTCCTCGCGGACTTCCTCGCCCAGTTCAGTCGCCGGGTCCGGCGTCGTCGGGTCGGTCGGGGGTCTCTCCATCCTCGTACAGCTCCTCTCGGTGTCTGGCCGCGTAGTCTCGCACGTTCGCCCACCAATCGCGCAGCTCGTCCGCGGTGAACGTCAGCCGCCAGCCGAGGGCCTTCGCTAGCCGGCCCTGGGATTTGTCTTTGTAGTCCGCATTCACGAACAGGGCCCGGATCCGCCCTTCGGTCACCTTGTGCGGCACCCACTCCGCGGCGGCCGCGTCGCCGGCGACGAAGGCGAACTGCTGCCGGAGCTCTTCCTGCTGCATCGCGCAGTACGTCTTGGTCTGGCAGATCCAGTACGCGAACTTCCGGGTCCGCTCGAGGACGGTCGGGTCGGTGTCGAGCCCGGGGACAATCGACATCCAGGTCGCTTTGATTTCTTCGATGATCGTGTGGTCCCGCCAGACGTAGTTCGGTTCCTCGTACACCCAGCGCGCCCATTCGATGTCTGGCGCGCCGATCACGCCGTCGACCGTGCGCTCGGCCTTGCCCTGGCGCCGGTACTCGGGCGGCTCAATCGACCGGGCCGCCAGGAACTCCTCCCACAGGTGCCCCAGCTCCCAATTGGCCTCCCGTCCCGGCTCCAGGTTCCCGTAGTGCGCGAAGTCGCGCGGCGCGGCCTGTTTCAGCATCGCCGTAATGACTTTCGACACATGCACGCCCGCGGTACGGGGCGGCTTGTCCGGGGCCCGGAGCCAGGTCGGGAGGTGACTTTCGATCAGCTCAACAATCACGCGATTAGCCCCAAATGATCCACGACGCGACGACCGTCATCCCCACAAACGCCCAGCTAATTTGGGCCAGCATCTGTTCGATGATGGCCTGAGACCCCTCGGCGCTCTTGTCGACAATCGCCGCCAAATACGCGGAGTATTCGATCATGTTCCCCACCCCCCTTCGTCCGGAGATTTACCGCCGCAGTCGCCGCGTCAACACGACGCGGTCGAGCTCTTTCCCTTGAATCGTGAAATGGTCCGGCTGGGCCTCCAGGAGCCGCCGGCTCCAGGCCCGCGACATAATGTCGTCGCGCTGCTCCTCGGTGGCGTTCGGGTAGCGGTTCTGGAACAGCGACCAGACCTCGGCCCGCATGTCGTCCATCGGCATCGGGACGCCGGCATTCCGCTCGAGGACGTCGATCACCAGCCGCGTCGCGACCTCGCTCGGCCCCAGGTTCGACTGTTGCGCCAGGGCCCGGTCGAGCACCTTGCGGGCCCGCGTGGAATCGTACGGGACCCGCGCCACCGCCGCTTTGCGCTTCAAGGCCTCCATCGCGTCGATGGCATCGAATTTCCCGCCGGGCAGCTCGTCCAGGACGGTGTGGGCCAGCTTCAACAGGGCGCGGTCAGGGTCGGGCATCAGGTCGCCTGTGGAAAACTCGTCGGCGCGAGCCGACTGCTTTTGATCTACTGCTCTTCGCTCTTCTGCTCTCTCTGTACTGCTCTTAGTCTCCGGTAGTGCTCTTTCCTCTAGTAGCTCGGTTTCGTCGCTGCCTGGCTGAATTCGAACGGGCCGCCCAGCAAACGGGTCGTTTCGTTCGACGGGTCGTTGGGCGTCTCGTTCGAACGACGGGGCAACGGGAGGGGCCAGCTCTCGGGCCCACCAGTCTTCGGCCTCTCGGACGTCGCGCCGTTGGGCCTCTCGTTCGGGCTCCGTTCGAACGGACCCGCTAACGAGCGAGTCGTCTCGTTCGGCGTCTCGTTCGACGTCTCGTTCGGCAGGTCGTTCGAACAGCCGGCCGAACAGGCCGCCCCGCTTGGCCGCGCTCGCCTTGCCGGCGGCCGTGCGCTGGGCCCGCAGGGCGGACTCCGCGTCGGTCGCCTCGGTGAGCTGATGGCGGAGCAGGAGCATCCACGGGTCGACCAGGCCGCCCCCCTGCGCCGGCTGGAAGAACCCCTGGAGCTCCGCCCAGGCCTCGGCCCAGAGCTCGCGGTCGATACACCGGGCAATCGTCGCCTGGGCGCGTGCGTCGACCGGCAGGGCCCGGCCCTGGTCCCAGGACCAGAGCAGGAGCCGGAGGTAGAACGTGGCCGCCGTCGGGCTCAGGTGGGCCGTGCGCCGGTCCCAGGCCACCGGGTCGAGGGGAAACGCGTTGCCGTCCATCATCGGCTTGGTCCTCCGCCGCCGGGCCATCTACTCGCCATTGATCGCCGGGGTCTCCTGGGTCCAGGTCCCCGCTTTGATGTGCTTCGCCATCGACCGGAACGCCCGCCGGGCCACACGGCGCCGGCTGTACGGGTCTACCGACTGGGCCAGGACGCGGCCGTTGACGACGAACTTCCACCCGTACAGTGGGGCCCCAGGTGTCCCCAGCGCGCGAAACGTCTCTAGGTGTGCGCGGTGTTTCTTGGGCATCAGAAGGGCTCCTCGGTCGGCGGTGCGGTCTCGAGCGTCGCCGGCGGCTCGGCCGGCGCCGGCTCCGCGTCATTCAGCCGGAGCGCCTCGTCAACGTCGACCTCTCGGATCGTCAGCGCCTTGTCGACGCCCGGCCAGGACGGCCGCGGCTCCATGGGAATCGGGCCGGGGATCTTTGGGCCGGGCATCATCAGCGGCTTGAGGAAGGCCCGCAGCTCGGTTAGGGTCACGATTGCCCGCGGGAACTCGAGCGACCCGTCAGGCCCTTCCACGCGCCACGTCACTTGGATTGACGTCGTGTCGCCGGCGGCGTCGTGATCGAACTCCACCTGCGTCGCCCGGCCGCCGTCGCCGAAGGCGTGCGTGTGGAGCGTCGGCTGGCCGGAAATCGCCGAGGAAACGGTGACGAAATACATTAGTGGGTCACCTCGTCGGCGGCCTTCTTCGCCTTCTTGGCCCGGCGCGGCTTTGCGGGCTTGTCGTCGGCCTGTTCGATGTCGCCGCCGCTCGTGGTCCGGACGCGCAGCTTGACGTCGCCCGGCACCAGGACCAGCTCCACCCCGCGATGCTTGTAGACCGTCCGCTCGTGGTGCTGCATGTGTTTCAGGGCGCGATTAATGGCCGCGGCCTCGTCGGCCCGGAGCTGATTCATCTGCTCCCGGATGTCGCCGATCGCGACGCAGTCCCGGTCGAGCGCCCCGAATCGGACGTCTTCCATCCCGGGCAGCTCCCGGTCGCTGGGGTTACTCGCTTTGCTTTTCGCCATCGCGTCGCTCCTCGGCCTCCATGGCCTGTTCGTAGGTGTCGTCGTCCCACTGGGCGTCGCGCCCGCAGCGGGGGCATTTCCACAGGTCGTCGACCCGGCTGATTTGCCGGGTGTACTCCTCGCGCGTGAGATAGATCAGGCCCTCGCGCGGGCAGTTCACCGCCCAGGCCGTGGGCGTCGGGCTCTCCGCGCCGGCGTCGGGCGGAGGGTCGGGGATGATCCGGTCGTCGATCATTGGCCGGCGGCCTTGGCGCGGTCGTCGTTCACGCGGTCGTAGATGCCCAGGGCCTGGGAGACCATCGCGGCCTCAATCTCCGCCGACTGCTCGAGCGTCGCG